ACTCATTTTTTTTTATTTTTAATTAATTATTATAACAATTCTCTATTGTACAAGTTAACTAAAATTAATCTCGCTAATTTGAAATCACGTAACCTATTTAACTTTAACCCATAACTTAAAGCTATCGGTTCTAAAAGTTTTTTAGCTTCTGAAATTGTTAAACTACCTACTGTTTTTTGATTAATTTCGTACATATTTTATAATTTGTATCTAATATAATAAATTAAATTCAAATGGTAAAGACATAAAGTGGAAATTGCGTAAACTTCAAACCAAAAAAGGTTAGAAATTATCCATATAATAGGTGATAACATGTATATAAGGACATAGATTCTGAATTTTTTTATGAAATAAAGTCCTCTTATACAAAGAATAAAAAATAATACAGCAGAAATGTTGTGTACTATTTCATAATCGTTAAAATTAAAGGCGGTTAATAGTAAAAGAAAAAATGCTGGTAGTCTCCACTTTTTAAGTTCGAAAAAGAAATAACTAGTTAAAGCGTTAGTTACAATGAACATTGGTTGTAATGAGGTTTCCCATGAAGCAGATATAGAATCTAAAGGACCTAGAGTAATTAAAATAGTGAGAGGAAAAAGAAAAGATATAATAGCTGTGACAGGTTTTAACCTATGTAAAAAATTCTCAAACTCGAAAACAGCTTTAAACAATGTCTTTTAATTTTTTTATTTTATCATCATTAAGTGGGTGTTTTATTTTTTCTGTTTCCCACAACATATCCTTTTTTTTGTTGTTACAACTGTAACATGAAACAACTAAATTTTTTTCTTCTTGTTTTAAGTCTTGGTACTTGGATTTAGGGTAAAAGTGGTCAACAGTAGCCACATCTCTAAATTTAGGTCTTTCACACCAATCATAAATCACCAAATTTTCCTTACCACAATACTCACAATGTAGTTCACCATTTTCAGTTTGTGTTTTTCTTAAAAATTTTAAGTTAAACTTTAACTGCTCCCACCTCTCAACACTTTTCTTCGCCCAAAAAGGCTCACCCACACAAGGCATGTCAAATTTATTTGTTCTTAATTTCTATTATTTCATAAACCCAACCACTATCTGAATTAAGGTTTAAGATATCAATCAGTTTATTAGCTTCCTCCATAGAAGATATTTCTAAAACTTCACTTTGTGAATTTAAAAGTAAGACATGTTTTTTCTCACCTTTAGCATCAGCCATAACTTTCTTAATTATATAACTATTATCCATATCACAATTGTAATAAAAAAAGTTATATAAGAAAAGGTAAAAGATAAATTATTTTTTATCTAATTTACCATGTAAGTAGAGCATCTTATCAATACGTCTTAAAATATCTCTACCTCTTTTATTAAAATGTTTTTCTGTATATTTTAAAAAGTCCCCAACATTTTTAAATTTTCTAAAAAACGGTATATCGTATTTATCTATTAAATCAGACCAACTCTTTTGTAAGTATTTACTAAAGTTACCATCCTTACCTAGATAATCAGAAGCTTTAAAATTCATCATTTTTTTAGCAACTTTTCTATAAGTTTTAACTTTAGGATAGTCGTACTCATTCTCTAAGTAAGCTGGTGTCTCTAATTTAGACCCCATATAATAACTTTTTATAATATCAGATAATTCATTACCAAAACTGTGACTACCACCCAAAACTAACTTCTCAAAATCTGGAGTATATATATTTTTAACTTCCCAACTAGACCTAATTGGTTGGGCTCCCTTACTCATTCTATTCCAATCATCGAAAGAATGTTTAACTTCATGTACTAATGCTGAACCACCAACAGAATAAATTGGCATGTTTAAATAAACAACATATTCACCTTCTTCGTTATAACCAGATTTCCAATGGTCATATTCTATTCTACTTGAGTTATTTATAATCCACTTGTCAACCTTAAAATTTTCATAAGCTTCTGGAAAATCTTTTCCTTCTATTTCTATTTTATTAATCGTTGGTAAGGAAAATCTTGGGGTTGTGTTGTATGTTTCTTCGTCTTTATAGACTACTTTCACATCATTATTATCAGTATCCACTAATAAACCACTTTCACCAAATCTGTACTCATCAATGATATCCCAAATGTTATTGTAATCATCCTCTCCTAATTTAGATTCATCACCTTCAACTACATCTAAATAAATTTCACCATTATCTATTTCTACTGAAAATAAATAATCTTCTATGGGTTGGTCAAAATCTGCGTATGTTGACAAATCATATCCATAAAGATAAGCTTTTTCTACTTTTTGACCAAAATAATTCTCAAGATGAGATATTTCATCACCCCAAGAATTATAAGGAGAATTATCGTAAGTTGGCGTGTTTTTTTCTCTTTCTTTTTTTAATATATCTGAAACATATTTTTCTATTATTTCAGACCATTTTCTTACCTCAAAAGAGATACCACCAACCTCGTTTATTAAAAAAGATTTTATTATAGAACTTACCCCCATGCTATATAAATATGTTGGGGATTAAATAAATATTAATCCTCTACTTCGATAGGTTCGGCTCTTTTTTCACCAATACCAGCTTTCTTTTTAATTAAGTTAGAAATTAAACTTAACATCTGTGGTGTTAAACCTTGTTCTAAGACTGTACTAGACTTTGGTATGAATCTAAATTCATCACTTATTTTACCTAACACAACTTTAAAGTCTGCGTCATAGATAACGTTGTTTAACTCATCTAAATAGATATAGGAACCATTGTCCGATATTATTTCATATAATTTTTTCTCTTTATTCATCATTTTCACTAAAATTAAATTTTGGTTTCTTTTTTATTACAACTTGGTTATTACTTTTATCTAGAGCTTCATTTAAACCTTCTAGTAACTTTAAATATATTTGTTGGAAGTTTTCTTTTTCTTCATCAGTTAGATGAAACTTAGGTTCGTCTCTTATTTGGTCTACATAGGCTTCATCGTTAACCAATTGTTTAGTTAATTGTATAGCAAATAAACGCATTATTTGAACCATGGTAGAAGGATTTTTATATCTCTCTGCTCCCGTTTCAGAAATCAATTGCCAATCTATATAACCCCCATCAAGTTTCCCATCATAATTAATAAAACCACCTTTTTCTAAATCTTCATGGACAATATCATAATCTCCCCCAATATAGTAATTGGGGAACATCTTGATCACAACAGGAATTTTATACTTCATCTTCTTTTTCTTTTAAAACATTTATAATTTTTTCTACTTTACTTTTTTTCTTTTTCTTGGGTCTAACAGTCACTTTATCTTTATCATTAATCGGTGTATCACCAATATGAATATTAATGGTGTTGTGTTTTCTACCTTCAGAACAATTAAATTCTATCCTATTAAAATCTTCTCTATCAGATTTTATATTCACTGAGAGTAAGTCTTTAGGTACTAAGTTTAAACCATCTTCATCCCATATAACTTCAAAGTAGTGGTTGATGTCGTCAATCATCTCTGTTTTGATAGAGTACATTAACTCTTCTGGTTTAACCCAAAAAACTTTACCCATATCACCTAATCCATCTACCCATTGAACTACTTCGTAAGAACCATTAGCCATAAAAGAAGTTGGTAGGTTTATTATTCTGACAATCCTACCGTCATTCATTTTAACTATTTCTTCTTTCTTATATCCCATTTATAAAAATGTAATAAAATAAAAAAGATAAATCAATAGTTATTAATTAATTCTAATGTAGATAAAACTTTTGTTTTAGGTAGGTTGGATTTTATACCCATTATTTCTCTAGGGTCGTTGTCGATATGTAAGTCATAATTCTTTAAAAAAAGGTATTTAGGTTTTAAGTTTGTATATCTAATTTTTTCCAAAGGTATACCTATTTTTTGACACACTTCTTCTACATCTGTATTATCATAAATAATAGAACTTTTGGGGCTTCTAGCAGTAGTAACCCAAACATCATTACCATCATCCACAAATCGTTTAGCTATTTTCTGAACTTCTGGTAAAGAAAGTGTATCATCAAAGTCAAAAGAAATTCTCATACTAATTAATAAATATTAGGGCATAAAAAAGGCTGTACAGATATACAGCCTTTTATTTTATTTTTACTAAGATTTAAATGCTAGTAAGAATTCTCTAACACCAATACCAATAGCGATACCAGCATAAAGTACTTCACCTTTAATTAATAAACCTACTCCAGCAACACCCGCTAAAGCTGCTCTGAACCATGATGAATTAACGATTTCTTTTACTTTATCCATTTTCATTCTTTTTTATTGTTGTTATAATAAAAATTATTAGTTAAGGGTCCTTCCCTCTTTTATGTTAGTAACATAAAATTCTCTAACCTTACGACCTAGTTCCCAATCATTGGGGTACTTTTTAACCATCTCGATTAAGGCATCAAGGTTAGAAGAATCATCTTCTTGGTGTTGTTTGACTTTAGGTTGTTTATAGACACTATCCTTTACTTGTCGATATTCATTTAAAGTTCTTTTTTTCACCATCTTAAATTATTTTTTTTATTTACTTTATCGATTAAATCCGAAAGGACTTCCTCCAACCACTTATAGTCTTCGTGTTTTGCGGTTGCTAAAAGTCGGAAAGATATTAACTCAGCGTATTTTTTAGTCAAATGTTTTTTTCTCATTTTAGTTGAGTTAACTTTTTTAAATTTGAGCGGATGAGTGAGAATCGAACTCCTGACTTCTAACTGGATGTTAAACGTTTTACCATTAAACTACATCCGCTTATATTTGACAACTTTGTTGTCTTATTTATTTGAGCGGGTAGGTCGGATTCGCACCGCCAACTTCTAACTGGATGTCAAATGTTTTACTGTTAAACTACACCCGCTTATATGGGGGTTTTACCCCCCTATTTCAAACATTAAGTCTCTCTTCAATATTTAAGTTTTCAACTTTTTAATTCAATTCGATAATTAATTTTAAAAAGTTTCTCTTCTTTCTTTTTCTCAGACTTCTCTGTTTTTAATTATAAAACAATATTACTTAATTTATTTTAAATGGTCAACCCTTTTTTAAATTAAATTAAATCTTTTTCTGAAATCGTTATCTCAGAAACCTCAAATTCTGGTGAAATCTCTTTTATTTTGTCTAAAATAGAGTCAAATTCAGTCCACACTAAGTTACCTTCTGAACTTGGGTTGTACTCATTATCCACCAAATATTGAACCACTGTGTAATCCTCTAAAGTAATAAACCCATGAGCATAACCTTTTGGTACAATTATCTCGTCACCCTCTGACATCTCAAAGAATTCAACCTTTGATGGTGTATCGTCTCTTAAATCCACCACAAAGTCCAATATCTCCCCTTTTATAACTTTTATTAGTTTAGCTTGTGAGTACCAACCCTTTTGAAAATGAAGACCTCTGAGTGTCCATTTCTTAGGGTTAACACTAACATTACTTTGAACCCAAACCTTGTCTAGTAACTTGAGTGATAATGGACTAAAGGAACCTCTTTCATCAAAAAAAATACAGTTTTTTATTTTTTCAGCTTTCTCTCTCATATTCCTTTATTTATATCCGATAAAGCTTGTAATAGAAAAGTGTTAGACATTTTTTGATTCCAAAACCTAACATGTGCGATAGACCTTTCTTCTTCTGATAACTTTATATCCCAATCAACATCATTTTTTTTAAAACTGAGGACATTTCTATTATTTAATAAAACATCTCTCACTCTTTGTAAAATTAAATCTACTTTATTTTCGTAGTCTTCTGTTGATAGTAAACTTTTAAGTGTTTCTTCATCTTCATAGGAATCAGAAAAATTAATACAGAAATTTACTACTGGGTCTTTTTGACTTAACTTTTCATTTCTTTCAGATTCAATATCAGCTTTCAATGTCTTAAAATTATTGGATAACTCTTCAAATAATTTATCCATCATTTTAATAACATCAAACCTAGGACCAACTCTTCTATATAATCTCCTACAAATAGGTATGTATACAGTATCGTAAACATCTAAAAAGTCATCATTTAAGGATTTTCTCTCTATTTGGTCTATCACTACTTTTGTAGCGTTATCTAAGATTAAAGCTAATTCGTTTTTTTCCCATATGGGTAAACCTTCTAAGAGTCCCATCGAACCCCACCTTTCTATTGATTTACTATTTACTTCCATCTATTAACTCTTTTGTTGTTATAAAATTTAAAGGTAAGACCTCATTAACTTGTTTACCAGTTTCTGGATTTATAGCACTATTGATTATATCTTCTTTCTTAAAGACTTGTCCGTTCAAGTTTATGTTAGCATCATTAACTACTGTAACAGAATAACCTCTTCTCAATAGAGATAAAGCGGTACTACCTACAGATACCCCATACAAGTAAAAAGATGGTCTCTGCATTATAGGAATACCCAAATTATTTATTAAGGCCTCAGAAAAAGAATTACCCTCAAACAAATCTGGTGTTTTCTTAGTTACCACGATGTTTGAGTTTCTATGTATTTCTGGAAAAACTAAATTACCACCTTCCCAATTAATTAAGAAATAACCAGTGGGTGCTGTTTGATTCATGAATCTAGCTCCTTTACTATCTTTAACACAATGTTTAGGAAATTTACTAACATAGTCAGGCATTTCAGAAAAGAAATCTGAGTTCTCATTGAACCATCTAATAGTGTGAATAGTCTTCATTTGATTTGTTTTCAGATAATCGTTAACTGATTTTAAATTATCTAAAACAGACTCACCGTTTGGTATGTCAACAGACTCTCTATCAAAGAAATCTTGTTGTGTATCTATGTTAAAAAATATTTTAGTATTTTCCATTATTCTTCTCCTTTTAAATTTTTGACAATGGCTTCTAGATAAGAAGCCTTTTCTTTGGCTTGATAAAAATCACCTACGTATTTATCTACACTATCAATGGAATTGAAACCTGGGTTTTTTAATTCTGTGTCAATCAATGACACGGCCCTCTTCATATCATATTGGTACTTTGTTCTTAAAGCATCTATAACTTTCTCATCCATCATAAACTCCTTATTTTAGCGTTGGTTATTAATTCCGCCACTTCTTTTAATATGTTATTATTCTCAACCCACATCACAGCTATCAAAGATTTAGCATCTATACTCTGATATGGTGGTATCATTTTTTTATCTTCTTCGGTATTGAAACTCATCATGTTTATTGGGTCTTGAACGAATAACTTACCACCTAGACCTAACTTCTCAACTTCGACTAGTTTATAACCATTAAAATCTAAGTCATCAATAACTTTTTCATTAACTTCTACATAGTATAAAGAACAAACTTCATCAGAGTTATTAGTGTCCATATAATAGTTTGTTATTTCTTTAACTACTTCTACTTTATAACCAGTCAACTCAGTTACCAACCTTTTTATTGTTTGTTGTGGTTTTTCATTTTCACCCACACTACCATTAATAATCTCAACAGTCACACCATCCGCAGCAACTTTATATTGCTCAACAAAAATATATTTTTTCTTTTCTGTATTGTAGATGACCGCAGAAACAGTTTGTCCTTTCTTTATGACTTCTCCATTAATAACATCACCCTCATGTTCTCTTTCCACTTCCTCTATTTTATGATAACCATCATAGACCAACGAACTCTCTAAAACTTTACTTTCTTTACTAGACATTTTGTTCGGTATTTTCTCCTTCGTTATTTTTTCTCATTTCATTCATTCTCTGTTCCACCATTCTTCTAAATTGGTTTTCCATAGTTCTTTTTTTGGCGTCCATTCTTTTTCTTCTCGCCTCTACTTTTTTCTTATGATTTTTTCTATTTCTTGATTTTGGCATAATTATTGTATTTTATTTATTCAAATAATACGATTTTTATTTAATAAATTAAAGCTTAAAATTACTTTTCGAAAATAAAACGTCTCTTAACCTCGTTTCTATATTGAGCCTTTGGTAGATTTTTGATAGAATAATTAATCCACAATTGTAATAGTGTATCACCTTCAGATGGAGTTAACAGACCATCTTGGATATTCTTTTTTATGTCGTCTATCATAACAACATCTATGGGTTTCTTTTCTAGTTTTGCTCTTCTATAAAAACCATGTACTAGAGCTGGTATCTCACCCTTGTCTTTATGGTGTTCAAATGTAGATTCATAAGCTGAGGTATCATCTCTATCTCTTTCTTCCCTATCACCGACACTCATATCCTGTAAGAAGTGTTCTATTTCATGTCTGATATCTTCATTGATTTTGTAAAATATCTCTTCGTAAAAACCTTTACCATATGTTTCATCTAAAGTTACTTCTATTACAATAGACTCATCATCAGACATGTAAGTATTTATGTAATAAGGTAATTCTCTATTACCGTAAAGTATGGTATCATGAGTTCTATTGATTACTAAAGCCACTTCTATAACAAGACCAGATTCATGATTATACGCCGGAATTTCCTTTATATCCCAAGGAAGTTCTAAATGAGTGACACCAACACCACCTTCAGATTTTTTAATCTCGTTGAAGATGTCTTTAGTTATTGTTCTAACCAAAGAGTCATACCTACCTTCTAATATGATTTGTTTTTTAATTGAATCTTTCATAATTTTTAATATCTACCACTTATGTAAATAAATAACACTTCTGGAATTTTCACACATTGTGTGGGATTATTATTTTTATCTATACAATTAATTATCTCTAAGTTTTTAACGATTCTTTTTATATTTCTGTCAGCGTTTTTTGTGACACTGTCTATATAACTTTTATTGTAAAGTTTGTTAGAATTGAAGTAAGACTCGTTAATACTCTTATTACCCCCATCACCAAATAATTCACTAAATTTATATTGTTCATAATCAAAACCTGTAGACATACGATTAAATATGGCTGGTGAACTACCATAACCAAACTCTTTTATTCCTGTAATCGTATTATTGTAAACTCTAACGTAACCACCTGGACTATATTTAATAAGTTTCTTTGCTGCATGTGGATAATCATCAAGACTAATACCAGCACTATTTACTAAACCAAGTAACCTATCAACATCGGAAGTAGTTAATTTAACATCAAAGTTTACTACAACAAAGTCATTGTAAAATGGGTTCGTTCTTACACTCTCTACCCAATCAAAATCAGACTCCCTCAATATTTTTTTAATTAAATTTCTCATTTTATTTTATCAAAAGGGTTCCCATCATCAGCCATGTGAAAATAATCTTCCACTAATTCAAAAACATTTAGTGATGCGTAAATTAACATACCATCCTCCTCTTGTCTTTTTATAACACTCCAGTTATGATTACTACCAATAAATGAATTTAAGATATTATATAATTTTGAACCTATTTCATTTTTCCATTCATAGATTTGGCCGGTATCATAGTAAGCATCTTGACCGTAAGGACCTAAATCCTTAAATTTTTCCCAAACAGCCGAATCTTCATTATTATAAGGAATTATTTGTGTACGTATTGTACCATTCCTCTCATGGTTCCATGGAAATATCACACGATACTTAATACCATCTGATTCAAAAAAAGCCTTTGTGTTACCATCAACCCATTTATCTGGTATAGAGGTTCCATTTATAGGTCCCGTAGCTTCTTTTAATATTTTTCTAATCCTATCTCTCATTTAACTGTATTTTCGAATGATGTCATTAATCTTATTAACAATATTCATACTGTTTGGATTTTCGGCCCACATTTTATCACCCCCACTTTGAATAGACATTCTTAGTTTTTCTAAATCTCTAATCAAATCTTCATTGTTTGAATCATAAGCGAATTGAGTTGCTGATTCAATCAATCTTAAACCTTCAGCGAAATGGTCTGCTGCCTCATTTAATAAAGCCATTGTAATTTCTGTGGTACTTCTTTTTTCACGGTCATTATATTCTCTTATTGACTCTGATTTTTTTATATCATCGTCTACCTTTTTTTCGAAATATTGGTGTGATACGTCTAGTAACTCTTTTAGTGTTAGATTATACTTTTTACCGTATACCCCAAAGTATTTTAAAAAGGTTCGTAATGAACGTTGGCTATCTCTACAAATATCTACATAATAACCGTATACATCCCCATCTTGGGTACCCATGTAATCCTTTATGACATCAAGCATATCTTCTGTGTGTTCTAAACCAGCTGAACTATTTAAATTTTCTACATATTCTAATAATGTATGTGTTTCATCCGTCAAATCTTCAACCCCAGTTCTAGTTCTTTCTATGTAGTCTAACCATTGTCTTTCAGTTTTAGCACCAACACCATCTTTTCGTACTAAACTGGTTGATTCTATCCACTCCTTAAATGAATCTGTTGGGTCTATCTCTTTAATCCAATCAAAGTCTTCAGGATTAAAATCTTCTTTTAATATTTTCTTAATCAAATCTTTCATTACCTTAGCTCAATCGCTTTTTCTTTTATTGATTTTAATATTGGTTCATCTATTTGGTCATCAGACATACCCACATAATCATCCAACAAACCAGCTGTTGTTTGAATACCATACATTTTAGTTGCTGGTTGGAATTGTTTTCTCATTTTCATCATATTTAATGTCCTATGTGAGTTTGGGTCTAACTTGTCTACCTTGACTAAAGAGTCGATAAAGTTTTCTCTTTCACCACTATCCCAATCACCAGAAGATAAAAAGACATAATAGGAGGTTTCCTCAACCGCTTTTAATTCTTCGTCTGACATTTGCCACTTTTTAAACAACAGTTTACTAGTAAGGTCTGTAGATAATTTTTTAATTTTATCACCCACTTTATTCATTAAATTATTTTTAAACTCTGTAGGATAATTTTCATCTATCCAATTAAGTACAGACGAATCCTCAAGTAAAGAAGTTACGTTATTTTCTAGAAGTGATAAAAGTTGTTTTTCATTTAGATATTTTTTGAACTTATGGAAGTCTCTAATCTTAATGGGTGATAAGCCAGTAAAACTATTCAGCAACAACTTCATTTGATGATGAGATAAATCATTTTCAAGAACATCAAAAAAACTTGTGTTAAGTCCTTTTTTTATTAACTCATCTATAACTCGTTTTTTTTGTTCGTCAGTTAAAAATTCTCTAAATTCACGATACTTGGTAATACTTGGTTCTTCTAGAAACTCTTTAATTTTTGATTGTAGTAGTTTTTTACTAACTTCTGGATTCTTTGATATGATAGTTTTTAATACTTCATTAGTAACCCATGATGGTTTTACTTCATGTGGATCATCTTGTGCGTCCCACCAAGTCAAAGCACCCACATCTTTATTACGTTTAAATTGTAAAGCGTATTTATAATCTCTGGGGTTATCTTTTGGTGTCATATTTTTATTTATTAAAAAATAAAAATTGGAGTGTTCGATGTAATCAGCAAAGTGTGGGTTACCCACCATTTGGTCATTTGTTGAGGCAATACACCACTTAGTACCAGAACCATACTTACAAGAAGCCTCAATACTTAAAGGAGCTAAGACTAAAATATCGTCATCTTCGAAAATCTTCATGACATTTTTCTTAGCTTTTTTAGTATAGACTTTTCTCATAGCCTCATCAACAGCTATTTTTAAATCTGCAATAGTGGCGTAACTATTTATATCTTTGTTTGGTATTCTACTTATGTTCTGATGAAACTTTTTAACCGTATTTAATATTTCCTCATCTAACTCCATTTCGTTGGTGAGGCCTAAATAAACTTTTGTCATCCAATCAAGATATTTGTTGTTTCCAGATGGGTCTTCTTTAGATAGGTATTCTATTACCTCCAAATCACTCTCGCTGGCCTCATCCGCATACTTTTTAATCACATTCTCCAACCTACCCTCAAGTAGTATTGTAGACTTGATTATATTTGATAGACTAAACTTCATCATTTTCATTTATTTCATTATCAAGAGATGAACATACACTTAAAAAAATAAAACAAAATAGTAATAATACTATTTCTGTCATTTTTTAGCCCACACCTCCCTTTCGTTCTTTAAAATAACTTCACTCGCTTTAAATATAGGTTCTTCTGTCTCATATTCAACAAAAGAGTCATGTTTATATGGATTATAAGTTATCAACACCCAATCATCAGTGTTGTAATGACCACCTGAACTAACTATTTTACCAACAACCCCAGCGTGAACATTTTTTCTTTTTTCTTTTCTAACACGACTTTGACCACCTTTTTGTACTTTAAATAACACATCTTTTAAATGAAGGTCTGTGTCGTAACCAATAACTGGTCCACCACTCTTCCCAGCTTTAATGGAGAAATAGGGTGGTCTATTTAAATTTCTATGAACAAACACCCAATCATCATAATCTCTATGTCCTTTTAATGAAGTTACCTCATCATTTTCTGAACCAAATTCTGATTCCTCTTCGTTGATAGGTTTGTCATCTATTACGTACCAATCTCCAGATTTAAATTTTCGGTTAACATAATCCCTTACAATATTATTAACATGCTCACCATCTTTTATATAAACCCTAACAGTAGAGTAATTATCATCTTTAATGATATAGGTTAAGTCTGGACTATATTTACTTTTAAAAATAACACCATCAAGGTTACTATCATCAGTCCACGAAAAATCATCTTCTTTTAAAGGACCCATTTTGTCATCCTTTACACCCCAATAAGTCAAGTCTTCGTTTCTTAATTCTTTTTTTATTCTATCTCTTAAAGAACTCTTTTTAGGTATATTCATTTTCTTAATTTTTTTCATCTTATCATACAAACCAGATTCTATGTTTTTCTTTAAAGCTTGAGCGGCTTCAGAACCTTTAGGTTGTTGTCCATGTATTATTAAAGCAAAGTTATCATCAGAACCCCACGCTAATGAATCATCAACGTCTATTGGTAGACCTAACTCTTTGGCTTCCTCAACTGAATTAACAACCCTAGAATATCTTAAATTATTATCTAAAATAAAATCTTCGTTATTTTTATCCATTGAAGCAATTACTTTAAAATTCTTAGGTAAACTATTTTTTCTAGCCATATAATATGGTAGTGAGACTGTATACGCGTAAAATAGTGTCTTTGGCATTCTCTTAGCAACTTCTACCCAAGCGTCAAAATACTCTTGACTAAAAAAGTCACCAGCTTCATGTATTCTTAAAACATCGATATCACCTAAACCATGGTACTTCATTGATTTAACTATTAAATCAGCAATCTTTTCCTTGGTTTTCATTTTCTTTATTAAATCTAGGTTTTTGAAAGCTTGTACATTGGCCCCTGAATATTGTCCTTGAGCTCTAGCTGCGTAACACATCATTTCAGCTTTGGGTCCAGCTTTAACATTCTTTTCCCAAGAAGAAGGTTTTTTAAATTCACCACCTTTGATGGGTCCTTCCCATTTAGCTGGAAAGTTTTTACAAACAGTTGCGAATGGACAAGTATAACCTGCTGGTAATGAAAAATAAGGCCAATCTAATTTAGCATTGTTTTTAGAGAAACCTAACACACAATCTTCTTCCATATCTATACCCATCTCTGAGAGTTCTAAATCCTCTTCACTTTGGTCTGTGATATGTCCAAATGGGTCGAACTCTTCTTCTTCGAAGATGTTGTAAACCTCTGACTTTGTGTTCACCTCTTTTAATATTTTTTTAATTAAACTTTTCATTTTATCTCAATAATAATTTGACCCTCTTTCACACTCACTGAATAATCATTAGGTGATAAGTTTTGGTAGTATATCTTTAAATATTCTAAAGTATCGATATCTTTCTGTGGAACATCAATTTGTTTTACTTTAGGACCCTTTTTAGGTTTTTTTTCTTCCCACTTAACTAGATTATTTTTATTAGAGTTTTTATAAAAATCTGCTTCTTCAATAAAAGACCATTTCTCACCTTTGTGTCGTTTATAATAAACAGGACCACCGATGTCTCTTATTTGGTACTCAACTTTACCTATCTCCTCTAATAATATATTTCTAATCAAGTTTTTCATATATTCGTATTTGTGGGTATTAATCCTAAATAATATTCTCTAACTTCTAAATCACCCCAAGTGTAACCTAATTCTTCCATTTGATTGATGAGGGCTTTTCTTTGGCGAAGAAAATACTCGTCTTGTGACCAACCTGGACTATTCAAAATATCATCATAGGCTTTTGGTAGATTTTTTAACACACTTCCAGCTCTTTCACTTGATGTAAAAAGTCTATTAGCTCCACTACTTGGGTTGTGTAACCTATCTAATTCTTCATAATCAAGTGTCCCATCTAAAGGGAACAGTTCATCAAGAGTATCAAAACCATCACCATCATTTAAGTAATACTTACCGTCTTTAGTGGTTATTAAATAATAATAATTACCACCAACACCCTCCTTCAATATTTTTTTAATTAAATTTCTCATCACCAATTAATTGTTACAAGTTCAAAATCAAATTCTCTTTCATGTTCATACATTTCCTTATCATAACCATATCTATCCTCATTCATACGGTCAAGCCACCTTTTAAAAGATTCTTCAGTGAAATAACCCTCAACAGTATCACTACTCATATGTTTAACCCTATAAACATCTGGTACATTACCCCCTGCCCAATCAAAGTCACTTTCCTTCAATATTTTTTTAATTAAATTTCTCATCTTTTACCTCCATCATATTCTACAGCGTGACCCTCAACAACCAATGTTTTTTGTAAGGATGTTTCACCTAAAGTCTTGACAAACATCTCACCCAAACACCTACCATATTTACCAACACCGTGAGACTTCAATATAAATTTGTTATCATTTTCTTTTAAAATATCAATAACCCTTTGTTTAGCAGCAAGACCTTTTTCTTTTTCTTCTAAGTCTTTGGTTCTACTTTCGTAAGCATCGATACCATAAAAGCGTATTCTTACTTTCTTCCATGTATCAAACCCTAAATCAACTAAAGCATCAACAGTATCACCATCAATAACTCTATCTAATTTTGCGTTATAAGTATACATTACCCTTCTTGTTTTTTATAAGACTTCTCATCAGAAGTTATAGGTTCACCTTCTACCCAAGTGTCACACCATTTCTTACCAGAACACATAAAGTGATGCATCCAACAGTAACCCACCTCACCAGTTTGATTGTCCATACAATCTTTCATTCTTTTTGAGATGTCAAAGGCAACACAGTTAGCACAACTTTGTCCTTTTTCTTTTGCCTCTTCTGTTGGTAATCCATACTGATTGTTTTCTGCAATCTTCTTTTTATTCTTTGAATTTAATTCACTGTCTTTTGTTGCTTCAGGACAACTCATTTCAGCTTCACCTAACATTCTTTTGTTAGCCCTTTCAATAATCAATCTTTTTTGTCTACTTACGTTTATCATAGTAATTATTTTAATTTTTCTATTATTTCATTACTTAATTCTTCTCCGGACTTTCCTTTATTGTGTATAATATGATTACCAATTCCAGAATTTTTCATATTATCAATAAAAAATTTTGAATAATCTTCCAATTTATTTATATCCCAATCAAATTCTTTATCTGATGTATCATCATATTCCATCCACTCAACACCACTCTTTAAAGCTTTATACCTATTTTTGTTGTATTTAAGCATTTCAGTTGCCCTTGTCTTATCTTTTTTAGCGATTTCTAGTCTTTTAGTAAACTCATTCTTATCATAAGAATTAAAATCTTTACCAAAAGATTCGTCACCTTTAAGTACTGCCTCCCAATATCTAATATTAGATGGTATCGCATCCAGTTCTCTTTTTAATAATCTACCTCTTAAAAATTCTATGTTTTCACCTTCTTTACTTGAGGGGATAATTAAAAACCTATTTTCATAGTTTTTTACTAAACTTAATATTTCATTTAACATATCACCATCCCACACACCATGACTGCCACCAACATCTAAAATTACTGGTTTACCCAAATTATTTTTTAAATATTTCATCATGCCTTTATATTCATTTTGTTTTCTAATCTTCCAACCCTTGCTCCATATTTTTTCAGATGACCAATCACCTTGGTCTATTACCTCATCAGACCCAATAACTTTCATCCCAAGTTTTTCACCCAATTTTTTTGTGATTGTAGATTTACCCACAGCTTGAGGTCCAAATATCAATATAGTACTATATTTTTTTTCTTCCTCTGTGAATAGTTTATTTATTCTCACCTTTAAATCACCAGTACCTTTAATAACTCTATGGTATGTGTTTTTAGGGATGTAAATCATTTCTGTTAAAGGTCTTGGTAATTCATTATCCATTTGAATCATCCAATCCGTGTTACCCAAACTTTTAACTATTCTATCTTCTCTATCTCGGTGCCAAACTAATTCCATGTCATCAATTGATTCAGAAAAAGTTCTGACTATATATTTTTCTTCTTTTTGTTCTTGGAATGGTACAACATCCTCTTTTTTGTGAAAATGTGTTTTTAATTTCTTTTTATCCCACCCACTTTTAGGGTCTAATAAATTAGATAATAAATAAATGGCTGAGATTCTATGAGCTCCATCTTGAAGTTTTCCATCTATCACAATAATAGGGGGTAAATCATTTAACGATGAAGGGTTTTCCATCATGTGTTTAGCATATTCTTTTACTTTTTTAGTTACCACCCAAGAATCGTCATCATTTTTTAAATCTTCTAGAACTTCTTTATAATAAGGAATATCTTTTACTTGTTGTAATAGTTGTTTTACCGACAAAAATTTTTCTATAGGTTTAGAATCGGATTTAAATTTGGCTGGTGTTCCAGATGATTCACCTGGTTGTGGTACCTCTTCCAACAAACCATTTTCTTTTTTCCATTGATTGAGGGCTTCTTCATCAAAGTCACCTAGTTTAGAATCATAACCACATTGATGGCATAGATGGGGTCTATCGTCATCAGATTCGACCTTCCAATCCCAATCACATATAGGACATTCTATTTTACCACCAAGTACCACCACCCGATAATCCTAATTTTTTAGCGTAGCGTGGTAGTCTACAAGACCAATAACCAGCTTTACATTTATCATTATGTCTACCTTCAGAACAACCGTGTCTAGCGTTGTAAGACTTTTTAGCTTCTTTATTACTTAACTTAGCTTTTAAACCACCAGAACCGAATCTAACTAATTTAATACCCCTTGGGTTTGAGTCAGTTTTCTTTGTACAACCAGCAACATAAACTTTATAAGCTTTCCCACCAGAAGTATCTCTAGTTGGTGAACCAGACTTCTTACCTTTAAATTTATCGTCTTCAGATAGTATCTCAGTATTTTCCATTGGAATATCTAACCATACTTCTTTACCCTCGAACATCACTTTTTCACCAATGTTGGTTTCGATAAGTTCTTTATCTACTAAACATAAATCTATTTCACCTTTATTATATAACTCTCTTGTTTCGTTGATGATTTTAAAGAATTCTTCTGAACCCCATCTGTAGATATTCTCAATTAAAGGTATATTATGGTTTATATGATATTGTAAACCTTCTGATATGGATTCTTTTTTAGCTTTCTTACCCCAAGACTTACCTTTACCTTTATCTTTACAAGCTTCCTTTGTAGGTCTACAAGCTGGGTATGCTCTTTTTTCACCTTTTTGTCTACCACATGGTTTATAACCACCTTTACCATCAGGAGCGTTACAATCAATCCAACCACCAGAAGAACCTTTCGCTCCCTTTCTTTTGAACCAATCACCTAAGTTAGTTTCTGAACTGGCTTTCTTAGTTAACTTTCTTTTACCTTTCTTTTTTTCAGTGATTAAGTTGTGTTTTTCTATTTCTTCTGATTCTTTCTTTGAGTTACCCCAATTAGCTGCCCCAACTTTTCTACACTTAACCAAAGCTCCCGAAGCGTAAGCTGAAGGCCAAACATCATATCTAGACTTAACTTTGTGGTAACAAGCATCTTTTTTAGTTTCTTTCTTCTTTTTAGATTTCTTCTTCTTTTTAGCTTCAAGAATTAGTTGTTCTAATATAATCTCTTTAATTTTCATAATTACTTACTAGCGTGAAACGCATCTAATATTTCTTCACAGTGTTTTTTGGAGTCACATTTACGCCAAACACCCCCTTTTTTATTATTTAAAATAACCCAACCAGATTTTCTTTTTCTAATACAACCCTTTTCAGTATCGGCACAATTTTTACCTTCCTCATTAACTAATCCTTCTTTTAGTTTACCTTTACAGTGTGCCTTTTGAGAGAAACCTTTGGGGTTATTACAATCGATTGATTTTTTATATTTTTTAGACCATTTTTCCTCCACCACATCAACGTGGACATCTTCTGGTTCTTTAATCTTATTCATAATAAAATCAAAAACTTGGTCCATGTTATTTTTTGCCTCAGCTACGTGGTCTTGTGCCCAATCATGACCATTGTTTAGAATTTGTTCTAACATATTTTCATCCATTTCTAACAACATAGCCGCTTGTCTATGTATCTGTTCTAGATTAGAAAAAAACATATAACGTGAACTTCTTTCTTCACCTTCTTCTTTTAATATTTTTTTAACTATTGATTCTAAATCGGACTCATTAAGTTTTATGACTTTCTTTTTCATACTTATATCTTTTTATATAAATATTACTAAGGTCTTTTAAATTTTCCGATTACTATTAATAAATAAATTAGATAGACAACTATATTAAATAGTGGGATATAAAAAATAGACTTTAACCTATTAATTTTTTTCTCAGTAGATAAATAATCTAAATGAATAATTCTACCCAATAATAAGTGAGAGATAGGTAGACTTAATAAATAAAAAAGTAATAACTTTAATATCAACATTTTAACAAATTAAGATTTCTTAACAACGTCAGCAACAAAAGATAATAACTTACCGTTATTAAAAACCTCAACTATAGGAACATTTTTTCCTTGGTATTTTCTTATCAAAGTGATATTATCCATTGGTACTTGTTCAAAGGGTAGTTCATAATAATCTGCTACAGTAGCCTTCATTGGGGGGTTGTATGTTACTATTTTTACTTCTTCACCTCTATTATATTTCATCATTTTTTTTAGTTTTTACTATAAAAAATACACATTTTTTGAATATTGTCAACAATAAATTTGTTTTATATGTATAAAATACTTATATTTGTATTATAAAATTTTAAAATAGTTAAAAAATGAAAAAGTTATTCTTCCTTATTACCCTAATTTTTTTATCAGTATCTTGTGAAAAAGAAGTGATAGAAGTTCCAGATAACAATGTTGTTATCGTTGAAAACAATGCTGAATTAATCGGTTACAATTGGATTTTATCTGATGGTAGAATTTACCTAGAAAACATGGACAACGGTGATAAGTCTTATTACGACCATTTTGGTGAGAATCAGAATATTAGTAATTTACAACCAATAAATGGTAGTGATGTCTTATTTGATAGTTTGGTACAAGATATTACAACTTGGAATTTCGGTAACTCTAATTTCACTCTCAACGGTGAACACGCTTATGAAATGAATGGTACTACTGAGATTGTTTCTATCAATGGTTTAGAAGATGGTAGTTCTCGTTCTTTGATTGTTTTAGAATTAACAGAAGAGATATTAACTGTTCGTGTGGGTGAAGGTTACGCTTCTTCTAATGGAGCAAACTACAACTACTTTTCTACATTGACATTTGTAAAACAAGGAGAAACTTGTACTAGCTGTCAACCAAACGCTTTGTATGGTTATACCTATGGTGGCTTAATTACTCAGTCTACCGAAGAAAACGCTATCGTTGGGACTAAGTGGGTTGTAACTAAATACTATGATGGGTTCTCTAACAATTACCCAAATGATACACTTCACTTTGTGTCTAATAATCAATACACCATAAACGGTGGTACAACTACTAATTATACTCTATCCAATATAATCGGTAACAACATGTCTGAAATGACTTTATACGGTTTCTATACGATTGGTGGTGACTTTAGTGGTTTGGTACCTAGTAACTTTATTGAGAGTGGTCAAATTAACTCCGCTTTATTCAATGATATCTTTAACACCAACAATGATAAGTTGGTCTGGATGAGTAGGATTCAATAAGTAGTTTTTCATATATAATAAAAAAGGGAGAATTAATCGTTCTCCCTTCTTATTTTTTGTTTGTATTTACCTATTTGTTTCATCCTTCTTTTTTTAACAGAAGGTTTTTCGAATTCTTTTTTACTATTTAGTAACTTCATTTGTCTAGTCTTTATAATCTTACTCTTATAAGACTTTAAAGCCTTTTCTATATTACCTTTTTGAACTTTAGTTTTTAACATACCCAACTATAAATATAAATTAATTATAAATAAATATTTTTTTTATCTAAAAATTTTGTCAGTTTAATTTTTTTTTACTATATTTGTATTGAATCAAAAATCAAAAAAATGGACTTCATAAAAATCCCCACCCAACAAAAGAAACACAAATTCATTCCTGAGAGTGAACTTAGAGGAAAACAATTAAGAGATTTTGTCTTTGCTGGAAACGCTTTGTTTACGGTAGCTAACACTGTAACAAACAATCACGTAACCTTCAAAGTTAAAAAACACAAAGAAGAGGATGTATGGTTTGTCTCTACTTTAGGTCAATACGGACATTATATTTTTATTGGAACGTGTTTTTCTGATAAAAAATACAAACATAGTAGAAATTCCCACATCTCTCAACAAGACCAAAAAGTGGAGGTTTTCCAATGGTTCTTGAACAAATTTTTCAATAACCAAGACAGATACCCAACGGTAAAAGTATATCATCACGGAAGATGTGGAGCTTGTCACAAGAAATTAACGACCCCAGAATCAATTAAATCTGGTATCGGACCAATTTGTGAAGGTAGGAGGAGATAAATTTTTCAATAAAAAATCGGTTTAGCCCCTTTTTTTAATAAAAAATAATTATTATATTTGTAACACATAAATAAAAAATAAATAAAAAATGGCAACAAAATCTAGAGCTACAAAACATGGAAAGCTAGTATGTAAGTTAGGTTACTACGAATTAAGACACGAAATTACACAACCAAAGATTGGTACGAACAGAAAAGGTGAGGTTTCAAAATCAGCTGGTTCCACAACCGCGGCAATTTTTCACGGTAATAAATTGATTGAGGGTGGGTTTAACGACCATCTAAAAGCTGTCAAACACGCTTGGGGTTTGATTAAAGAAAAAAACCTTGTACATCTGGTTGATAAAAAATTGATAAAGAGGTACCAATTAAGCTAAAGATGAATAGAAAAGAAATCATCCGAAGATTAGAATCTAACGAGACTTTCAACGAAGTCCTTAATATAATCAAACATGAGTGTCATACCCATGGCACTCAATTTGATGTTGTCTCGTTAAATGATTTTATTGCTGGAGGAGCTGTAGCAAATACATTACATTATATGTTCAACAAAGATAGGTTCGATAAACCTATTATAAATGACATTGATGTTTTTTCATTTGAGTTCACTGGTGTAAGTGAGTGGTACGATGTTAGGTACGAAAGAAACTTAATAGATTCCTTTATCACTAGTAATTTAGAGAGATGTATAGGTGAAGATTACGGTCAACATTTCTTAGCTCATTTTGGGGATGAGATTTGTATGACTGACACAAGTCGGGATGGGATTATAAATGAAGTAAAACTAAAGGTTCTAAGAAGAGACTTAAGTATCATAATGCCTTTAGAGAAATATTATTTAGAAGTCATCAAAAATTTTGATTTAAATTGTTGTATGGCTGGTCTAGATAGGATTAACAATAAAATTATATATACCGATGAGTTTGTTGATTTTATTTTGTTCAATCGGATAGAGGTGACTGAGTTAAAGTTCCCATTACAGACAGCTTATAGAATGAAAAGAAAAGCTGAGGAATTAGATACTATAAAGAGTAATCTTGAATCGGAATTATTACTCTTAAAACATAGTTCTAGGTTCAGAGGGGTAAACCAAATAGGTCCTATTTGGATTGAGAAGGTGGAGAATAATATTTCTTTATTTTCAGAAAATTTTAATTTCGTTTCTGTACCTAAATCTGAAGAGGGTGATTTTGAAAAAAGATATTACACAACAAAAGAACTACCTAAGTTAGATATAGAATCATTATGGGGGGTATCATTAGAAAGTCTTTTGAGATATGATAAGTCACAGTTACTTGTTTTTTGGGATTTGTTCTTTAGGGGTAAACATAGTGATGAGGTGACGAAAGCTGTATTAGATTTTATTGAACCAGATAATGACGAACAAATCATAGAGTCACATAGGTCACCGATAGAGTCTACATATTGGTTTAAATTCTTTATTTTAAAATCTATATCTTATTCTAAAGATTATTTGAATTGTGGTCTTATATCGAAAAGTGATTTGAATCGTTTATACAAATTTACTAAATACTTACATAAACATGGGATTGGTTTTGAACTTTTATCGGTGGAGAATATTGAAAAACAAATGGAACTGATTGATTTCTTTAAGAGAAGGTTCATTAAAGACAATTTGTTTAGAAATAGAATTTTTAGGGAAACTATGAGAACCATACGTAGTAAGAAATCAATGGAAAATCTTTTAACTTCACCGAATTATTCAGATAAGATAAAGGCTCTTAACTTCGGTATAAATAATCAGTGGTTAAATTGGTCTAGTAATTTTAAATTTAGACATTATTTCGTTAGAAATAAAATAAGTACCTTAATCGATTTTTGATTTCTTTTCCCTTAATGACCACTTCCTATTTAAATCATCAGCTAACAGTTTACAAATTATTAAACCAAAAGCAAGTAATATCATTAATATTATTCCAGCTGATTCATCAGAAGTGGCTAGGTTGTAGTTATACATACCGTGGTAGTAAGAGGCCAATAAATACCCAGTAAGAAAATAAATAAACTTTTTGATTTTTTTGTTTTTTCTAACCAATACACCAAAGATAGAACGGTTCTCGAAACTTTTTCTGGTTATGGAGCCTAAACCAATATAATAACCAAAGAGTAAACCGAATATCATATGGGCTATTGTACTAGTAAAACTTCTAGGTAAGAGTATCTCTTCACCATAGTACATAACATAGTGTATGTTTTCTAAAAGAGCAAAACCCAAACCAGTCATACCAAAGTAAAACATATATTTAAATGGGTGTTCACTAACTTTCTTGTCTTTAGTTAAACTCATCATACCATAAAACATTATAAACTTAGATATCTCTTCAACTGGACCCACAATTCCAAAATATGTAAAAAAGTCTGAATGTGATTCCCCTAAGTAAGGTATGAAAAAATAAATTAAGTGAACCACCTCTGTTGAGAAGATACCTGCCAATAAGAACAATAAACCCCTCTTATAAGATACTGATTTGTAAGGTGATGTGAAAAAAATGATTAGGGAATATATAAACGGAAATAAAAGAACTGTCACAAATAATTGAATGTTGAATCCGAATATCATATTCTTTATTTTACTATAAATATCTAGAAAAATAAAAAGACCCAATAACTTGGGCCTTTTTGGGGTCTTCAGTTAAAATTAACTTTTGACTTCTCCACCACCTTGTTTTAGTAAACAAGGAAACGATGTATCAAATATATTTATTTATTAAATAAATGTAAATGGATAAGAGACTAGATTTATGTTGGTATTTTGAAGAACCTTTAGACTTTGAAATAAAACAATATAAACTCCTTTCTTATTTAAGGTTGGTGGAGGATAGCTTTTTATTAAAAAAATTATCACCCCATCTGTTACATCTAGAGGAAATGAAAAAAGAATTATTAAAATTTAAAGAAAATTATAATAGTTTTAACAAAGATTTATTAAGAAACAAATATATTTTTTTTGAAAGTAATAACTTAGATGGGATAGACAATAAAGAATTAATAATTGTTTATGATGTCATAGATTTTTCTTTACCACAAATAGAATCTAAAATTAAAATGGGTTATCATATTTTAGAAAATAACAAACAAATACTTTGGTAGTATACTACCGGTAGTATTAAAACCTACCATAAATATCTTCCCTAAAATATGGCATTACTTCGTCTCTACTTGGGTATTGATCGAAACTTGGGTTTAATTTATCACCTTCTTCTTCTAAATAATTTTGAAAAAACTCAATAAACGAACCCCATTCATTGAAAGGGTATTCTACACAATCCCCACAATATTCTTCAAAAGCTTCCTCCACACTTCTATGTTCATCCGAAACATGGTTATCTGGGTCAAAATATCTCTCACAAGCTTCAAGACATCGTTCCAATTCCTCCTCTACAGATTCCATAAGTCTATCAGTAACATCAAAGACTAACATTTGGGTATTTCTCTTTTTTTCAACTTCTACCCATTCTCCTTCACCAAAAAGATCTGTTATTGCCCCTTTAACGGATTTCCATATATTATCTTGTTCTGCTATACTGTAAGCACTTGAGTAAGCCCACCTTAATTCATTTTTTAAATCATAAAACATCGATTCTTCTTCAATTAATTCACCTAAAAGATCATCATCTAATAACATATCTTCTCTCAAACCACCTTGGTCTGGGTCTTCATCGTTCTCTAATTCCTGACCAATAAAACCCTTTTCCTTAATATATTCTTTAATATATTTTAACAGTTCTTCATCATCAGTCACAGTATCCCAAACCTCATCCCAAGGAAAATCTCCATGGTAGTGGTCAAAATAATCATCTGGATCCAAAATCGCCCTTGCCAAGATTTTGTTTACATATCCGTATTGAGAGCTGTCGTTGTCGACAAATAAATCGGCAAAATCCAACCAACCCTCAAGGTGTAACATTAGTCTCCCATTTACCCACTCAATGTCATTAAAATTTACCATGGAAGGTCCCACAAATTTAAGAGGAAATGTTTTGTATCTAATTTTAATTTGTCCAGGTGTTAAATCCGTATCAGGTTCAATATCTTTTATCCATTGAAAGTCACTATCTTTTATCCATTGAAGGTCACTATCCTCTTTTAGATTTTTAGATATCTCCTCTTTTATTATGTTTTTTAGTATTTTCACAATTATAAATATTGTCTTATTGTTTTAAAATGTGTCCCACAAATTTAGGACTTTCTAAAAATCCACCACCATAACCAGTTTTAGAAGACCACTTTACAACACCGGCCATGTCTAAGTCAATTACTTTGTAGTATTGATTGAAGTGAGAGTCTTCTTCTTCCCACGCAATATCATTAATCAAATCAAAATATATATTTTCTTCTGGTAGATAATTCCATGCGTGAACAATAGGTATCATGGATTGAACATAACCTTCTATATAATGAACTCCAGGGACATACATCGCTGTATTATAGGCAGTATCAAAACAACCTTTCTTTTCACAAAAACTACCACGGCGTCTCATTTTTTCAACAAAAGAATCTATTTTATCTTTTAGTTCTTCATTAGAACGATAACTAACAACAGGAACTTGTTCTAGATTATCTAGAATCCATTGGTAATACTTTTTTTGATTACCTGAAGTTATACTAGCTATTGATTGTAGATAATTTTCTACCCCAGATTCTTTAATTAATTCCTCCCTTATAATTTTTTTTAGATTCATAAATAAGAGTTTACCTTCTTTTTTAATTTATTTAAACCGTCTTTTAGTTCTTGGGTCTCTGAGGGGTATCTATTTAAGGCCACCCAACCATTCAAACCTATTCTATCGATTGGCATCATATAACCCTCAACCGCTTCAACAGCGTAATCTTGTACTAAAGATAAAAACTGTTCTACATTTTTAAAATCCACATCATACTCTAAAATCATATTGGGTAGGTGTATCACTAGTTTTACAACACCTTCTGATGGTTGTGGCCTATCATTAAACCAATCAAAATCATTAGATTCATTTATTGGTTTATCTTTAAGGTTGTCTAAAACTTTTTTTGTGATTAAATTTTTATACCTAAACCATATGTCCTGAGCATTTGGGTTGATATTATAATTTGCCATGTGGTCAGTTCTCTCAATCCCATATTTATAAAGTAGGTATTCAAGAAACATAATAGTGGGGTTCTTATCTCTAAGTAATGAAAAAGTTTTAAATAATTGTTTAGCTGAATAACCTTCACCATACGTCATAAAAGGTAAGTTTACTCTTAAATCATCATCTGCCATCCACATATTAGTTTTATCAACAATATTTTGTGCGATATCGTGGTTGGATTGTGTATCCATGACCCAATCAAAGTCGTTCATTTCTTCCCTTATGATTCTTCTTATATTCATCTTATTCACAATTGGTGGGTGCCAAGACACCATCATTTATATATTTTACCAAGTCATTATAAATTATTCTAAAGTTGGACCCTACTCTTCCTTTATCTTTTTGGGTAACTCCTACTAAATGAATAGTTATATTATCAGGGTCAAATTTGCCCCCCTTTTGATAAATGTTATCTTTCCATTCTCTTTGTTCCATTTCTTTTATGGTAACTATTGCATCTATACTTCCATCATAGTTGTAAACGATAAAACATTTCCCAACTTCTATTGTTGTTGTGTCTCTAACCCAATCTAGGTCATCAGATTCTTTTATTTCTTTATTTTCAATTTTTTTTAAACCGTTTGAGCCATAAATTTGACCCCTATTCAGACCCTTTATTATATCTTTAATATAAAATTCATTCTCCCATCTTTCATTAGGATTTTTTATATAAACCATACTAAGTTCAGGACTAGTTTCATTCCATTTAATTTTATCTACTTCAAACCAAAAATCACCATTAACTGTTTTGAATTTATCCCCAACTTTAACTTTATCAACATCAAATTCATAATCTGATAACCAATCAAAATCCTCTACCTCTTCTCTTATAATTTTTTTTAGATTTTGTTCGTTTAAACTTTGGTAATTTTTAATGGCTTTATAAGCTTCACTAGGTAAGGAGTTTAAAAACTCTGAAGTTACTTTATCCCCATAAGCATAATCTACCTTGTCCACCATCGACATAGAGTTTTCTTTTCTTCTTAGATTTATGGAGACTTTACTTAGGTTTTCAATGTCACGTTTATCCAATTTATCAAGGTTAGATAATAATTCTTTATAGTTATCATTTTTTTGTAGTACCCTATATAAGATACCTTTTTTATAATAAGAATCAAAGTAATTGTTAGTTTTACTAGCGGTACACCATTTAGTACCTTGACCAAATTTACAAGCTCCAACGTGGGACTTAGGGACAACAATCAACATATCATCATTCTCCCAAATTTTATCAAAATCTTCACCCGCTGAGGCTTTCTTTAACTTTTTGGTAAATGATTTTTCTTTTGCGTCCCTTAATTCTTTTCTAAGTTCTCCCTCACTTTTATATTGGAATATGTCTGAGCTTTTGGTTAAGTTTCTATATGAAGCCCAATCTTTAAATTCTCTGTCAATCCACACATCCCTACATAAGTCATCAGCTATCAAATTATGTATACCTTCATAATCTCCTTTATCGTATAACTCTGTAGCTTCTTGATATGCCTCACTATTATAGTCCAAAAAATCACCATTGTATTGTTCAAGTTCTTCTGGAAAACCATCAGCATTCTCAATGTCATCAAGGATTTCTTGGTCTTTTAATTTCATCTTTTTACACCATTTTCGATAGGCAGATTTTAACCTATCTTCTAAAGATTCAAATAATAGTTCTGACTTAATGATTGTTTTTAGATTCATATTAATAAATATCCTTCATAAATAAAAACCCCCATATTTCTATGAGGGTTAATCTGGTGGAGGTAATGGGAATCGAACCCATGTCCTTATAACGCATCAACCGTTTTCTACATGTTTAGGATTAAGTTTTCTAACTCACCAAAATATTTGAGTTTTATAACAATGCTCAACGACATTGATAGTAGTTCGACTTGGCTACTATGCCATACTAAGTCTGTTTCCGAAAAATCGACACCACAAAAATCCGATATCGGAGTCTCGGTTGTGATGGGTAGTTAATCCTAATCTAATTAGGCTACTACAGCTGCTCCTTCAGCCACAAAGTGACCTACAGTAGCGTTTTCAAAAATGTTTCCATTTAAGAGTTCAATACACAGATTTACGTGATAGTATCATTTCACGACATGCTTACACGAATCTCAACTATTACAAGTCAAATCCTAGCTACCCCCATATTTCAAATAACTTCTACAAATATAATAAAAAATTATTATAATGTCTATTTTTTTAGTAGTTTATAAGTTTCCTTCCAATCATTTACTTGAAAGACTTTATGTCTATCTTCTGTAAGTACTTTTGCTAGGTCATAATCATTCCCACCAAATTCTGTTTTATCACCGTAAAAATAAATACTTGTATCTTTACCTAAATGATTTAATATCCAATCTTTAGCTTGGCCTTTATTAGCACCTTTAGGGTGGATGTCTATGGATATTTGGCCACCAACAGAAGCTTCTAGTTCTGGAAACTTCTCCATAATCTCTTTTACCATGGAGACCCTTTCTTGAGCTGTTTTATCCCACTCGTAATAATTTTCTCTCTCTTCTTGTGTACAATCTCTACCAACAACAGAGAAGTTTAATAAACCAACCCTTTCTTCAATATGGTTAGAAGTTCTTTTTCTATAGTCAGAACTCATTAAAAAGTATTCTAATAAACTAATTAATTTTTCATTAGGTTCCCACTCGTTTTTATAAACTTCTTTACCATCTATGAATATTTGATTCCCACAAGACTGTAATGATGCGGTAATGTTTTTCCATATATCTAAACCAACTTGTTCAATAGTTTTATCACTATTTGAACCTGTAACAAAAAATACTTTTTTATCTCTCGACCAATTAGTAAAAAATTGACTGAATTCTTGGTCCATGGGTAATCTACTAGGTGTTAGGGTACCATCTACATCAAATACGTAAGCTACCATAATTTAAAGTGTTCCTAAAGAAAAAGCTTTTCTTTTTATTTCAGCCATTTCTTCCTTTAATTTTTTAATCTCTTCTTTATCCATCTTAGTCATATCTATTTTATTTTGTAAATCAGATACTCTAGTTGCTTTTCTACTGTGTTGTTCTAATAATTGGTCGTAATATCTACCTTTCTCTTCGTTTGTCATAATCTTTATTTTTTAATAATTATAATATATAATAGTTTATTGTAAATGAGAATAAAAAAAAATAAGAAAGGTTTTAAATTATATGAAACAACTGAATCAGAAATTTATCGTATAATGCCTAAACTTAAAAAAAAATCATTAGATAATATAGGGGATAAGAAAAAAAGATTATATTATTTAAGGGTTTGGTTGGTAACAGAAATGCAACCATTAAAAAAACTCAAAAACTACAGTAAGAGGTGTTGGGGTAGGTCGTCTTGTTATGAATTAGACCACATACTCTCAATAGCTCACGCATATTTAGAGAATATACCACCACATTTAGTGGGGTCTGTTGATAACCTTAGATTTATACCTAAAAAAGAAAATAGGGATAAAAGTTTTAGATTAACTGAAGAATCTCACAAAATTTTAAGGAAATTTAAGAGAAAACAAGATATTTATAAAAAAAAGAAATAAAAATGGAATTTAATTTAAATCAAATTTTAGAATCTACCATATTATTAGAAGGTAGAAAAGAAGATGTGATAAAAAAATATGGAGAAGAACACAAACCACTAATCGATAGATTATCTGACTCCGACCCTTCTGGGAATAATAAGTATTTAGCTTGGATGACTAAAACGGCTTTAGGTTTATTAAATAAAGAGGAAGATATTTTTTCCGCCGATTCAATAGTTAAGCTTGTTAATGATTTCCACAACCAATTAGTTAGAATTAAAAATAAAGATATTATGTCTTATAAGTCTGTATCTGATTTAAGAAATGCTGTTGCGGAAGCTAAGAAAAAAGAAGAAGAAAAGAAAATCGCTAAACAAGCCAAGAAAGTTTATGAAGATAATGAAGTTGTGGTTTACGCCCCATTTACAGTTCAAGCTTCTTGTAAGTACGGAGCTGGTTCTAAATGGTGTATAGCAGCAACAAGTGGTGCTGGTGGTGGTAATACCCATTTTGATAGTTACAGTAAACATTCTAATTTTTATTTCTTTATCAACAAGGACATGCCTATGACAGGTAGAGATTACAAGTACGCTTTACAATGGAGATTTGATGGTCAAGCTGGTGAGAATGAGTGGACTTGGTGGGACGCTCAAGATAGTCCTCATGATAATCCACCTAATTGGGTTACTGAACCAATGTTAGATAAAGTGAGAGAGTTTGACCCAAAACATAAAGCGATGAAATTAGGGGCTCAATTACAAAAATTTATTTCTGAACCAAATGTCCGAGATTATATAAAATTCCGTGATTTACTTTCAGATAAAGAAAAATCAAAAGTAATAGATACGATTATTGGTAAAGGGAAATTAGATTCAAATACCTTTAAAACTTTATCGGTAGATTTAACTCCAGAACAAAAAATGGATTTTATAAATAAATTTACTAAGGGTGAGGTTAGTGTTAGTGATTACAAACAAATGGAAGATAATTTAACAGACAGTGAAAAGGTAGAGTTAATGGCTAATAACCCACACATCTTAAATAATTATGAGGTAATGAAAAAATTATCTGACCACCTTTCTTATGAACAAAAATTTAATTTAGCGAGTAGATTAGATGGTAAAAAAATAAATAACACAGATAGTAAAGTTTTACTTAGAAGATGGTCCATGACAAAAGACCAACTAAACCAACATAACGAAACTAACTTCTATATATTCTTATCAACACCAGACGCATATATTAATAGATTAATTAAAGTAGACCCATTAGACCCTTCTTCATATAGAACTATTAATATGTTAAAACTAAAATTAGAGTCACAACCAGATACTAGTTTATTCGGTATTAAAACTAAGGCCGGTATGTTAGATGACTTTTTAGAAAAAAGTTCTGAAGATATACCGCAGGAAACTATTGAATACATTAAAAATAATACCTCTAAAATAGGGTAATATTAATTTGTTATAGTTATATTTGTAGTATGATAGAAGAGGTAAAAAAATATAGAGACTTTGTAGAAAACGCTATTAAAGAAATTAATAACAAATACAATACTGTAGTTTTTACTACCATCGATGAAATCCTCAAGGGGGAGATAGATACAAATTCTATATGGTGGTCTTTGTCCAAAATAAATGATTCTTCTTATAAAAGACGTAAAGTTATAGAAAAGAAATTAAATTCTCTTTCTGAGGAGGATTATGATGAATGGGGGTATGAGATACAAGATGAAGTAGATAGTCTACACAGTTTATTAGATTGGAAGGTTATGACACTTCAAGGGTTATTGGATAATTTAAAGATATTCGATGACGATGATGTGAAAAAGTACTTCAAAGATGTTAAATCAATCGAACTATAAAAAAATTGGGACCTCGAAAGGTCCCTTTTTTTTTGTCAATAAAAACCCCATTGTAAATTTGTATTGGGCGGGGGAGGTGATTATATTACCGACAATAATTAAATATCTGGTACATTAAGAAAGTATTCCGTGTAATAATCATAATGTAAAGATAATTCTAAATATCTACATTCATCGTTGTCCCCAATGGGATAATAACCGATATCAGTAGGAAAACAACCTCTTAAATCCCATCTTTCTATTTCTACTCCTGTAGGGTCTAAAGTCTTTATACAAATATTTTTTTTGTTACCCCTACTAGAAATACCAACTATACTATTATTAACCCAATCCCATATACTATTTTGTAACTCTATTTCTGAGACATTAATACCATCCCTAAACCTTATTCTTATTGGTTGTAAGACCGTTCTTCCTCTTATCCCTCTTGGGAAATCTTCTGAGTACATTCCTATAGGTAAATCTATTGTTTCAACCTGTGTTTGAGGTTTTTCTGAATCGACTTTAAGAAGACCTAAAACATCGCCCATTGGTAATTCCATGATTCTTCTTAATTGATTCGTTGGTTCTTCACCCTCATTATTAAAGATACCTCTAGGGTAGTTACTTTGTGTAAATTCACTAAATTTTTTTATTCTTTTCTTAGGTTCCATTTACTAAATAGTATCTTTATTTTTTATCTTCTAAAGATTTGATTAGGTCTCTAATTTTAGCTGCTGATTCATAATCTTCTTTCATGATAGCCTTCTTTAGTTTAGACTCTAATAAATCCAAAGTACTAACCTCTTGTGTGTTCTTTGGTTGTGGTTTTAATTCTTTGTAAGGGTTGTACTCTCTAAAATAAGAATCGTAATTAATAGAACCGTCTTGAGAGGTCCAGTTACTTTTTTCCCATGTACCATATTCGTCCTCACCATTTTCCACATTAAAACCTTCTTCACTTAACCTAGACATAAGTTTATTGAATGTATCATCAGAACCTAATTCATCTTTACTGTACATTCTTTTCATAAAGTCATTCATTCTTTTTTGGTGTTGATTTAAGAAATTTAAGAAATCTCTTCTAAATAAATCATCATCCATTCCTCCAAAATTTAAATAATCCATAATTTATAATTTTTTTTATTAATATAATTACAAAACTTTTTATGTCAACACATATAATTGTGAATATCTAAAATTTTTACAAACCATCTTTGTTACTAATTCTTGGTCTTCGTCTGGATACCCTGGTCTTATATGTGTATTTATAATAACATTCATCGAACAATCTCGTAATTGTGACATTGTTTTTTCGTCATTTATTTTTCTAACTAATTTATCATCGAAATAAATATTAACTTCGTTTGGGAACCACTCTACACTGTACTTATGGAAATCTTTACTCGGACATTCCCAACCCAACCAATGATTTTTGGCTCCGTATTGGTAGTTGTCTGGTTGTACTCCTAGATGTAAATTACTTTTAACCTTCCAAAAGTTACCCCATAAAGCGTCCACACCCCAATTAAAATAACTACCATTTTTGTTTGAGTAAGCCTCAAAAACATCTATCTCTGGTGGCCAAGAATCAAAAGACCACATCCAAAAGGCTGGCCAAAGAAGAGGACCTTTAGGTAGTTTAATATCAATATCGAATCTACCATAACCAAACTTTTCTTTACAGTTTATTAAACCAACACCAGTGTTAATGGTATTTTCTCCGAATTTTCTAGGATTATAATGTGTGTATAATTCTAATTCACCATCACTGTTTATATTAACAGCTTCTTTATCGTAATAACATATTGGTTTATTGGGGTGAACTATCCCCCATCTTTCACCTATTTGCCATTCAAAACCTTCCCAAATCATATAACTATATATATTTTATTTTTTTAAATTTTTATTACCCTTCTGATAAAGTGGTTCATAAGGACAGTGTCTACATCTTGAACCACAACAAGTTCCTCTTTTTTTGTGATACCTTTCGGTTAATACAACCGTACCATTTTCCAAATAATAATCTTTACCCTTTTCGAAATCCATAACTTATTTTTTCACAATACCAACAAACCGTTTCCAGTCTGAATTAACATTATTTATTTTTTCTACGAAATATAAATACGTAGGTTTAAATGGTTGGTGACTCATCTTTAGATTGTTTTCTTCTAAAAACGTTTCCACCTCTTTGTCACCCTTTTTAATATTACATTTTCCACAAGAGGTGATTAGATTTGACCAAGTGTTTTGACCCCCTTTACATTTAGGTATTAAGTGGTCTAGTGTTAAGTTATTTTTTGAGTCACAATAAACACATTTAAAATCATCTCTCCTAAAAACATTTTGTCTATTTAACCTAACTTTTCTAAAAGGTACGGAAATATATCTTAAAAGTCTAATTACTGTGGGTCTTTTATAATTTTTTTTCTCTGTAGTGATTGGTTTTTTTTCTTCGTGACTGATTATTTCAGCTTTACCTTTAAAGACTAATTTAAACCCTCTTTGTAATGATGTTACGTTTATTGGGCTATAGTCCATATTTAGTACCAATACTTTCATATGAGCTTTTATTATAAATACTCAGTTTTTTTCAAATCTTCTTGGAATTCCTTTCTAAAAAAGATAACTCAAGTAAATTAATTTTATCTAGACCTACAGAATTTATTCTATCTAAGACACCATCTATGGTTAAAAGGTTATCTACAAACTCATCAATCTCAGTAATAAAACTCTTATCAACAGTTTTAGATTTTCTATAATAATGTTTGGTTATATCGGTTAAAGTATATTTGATTTTCCGTTTATTTAAAATCTGTTCTAAATAAGATAATATAAATTCATCTAATACTATTTGGTCCCAATAAGTTTCACCTTCTTCTTCACAACTTCTACTAGGTAATAGTAATGCTAAATTATAGGTATTAATTTGTTCTTGGGGTGACATTTTTGAGACTAATTTATTGTTAACCTCTTCGACCAACATATCGTAGTCAATACGAATTAATTTTAATTCTTTCGTGTTTAATATAAATTCATCTAACATCACAGCTATAAATATACTATCAACACTAATAATTAAAAAAAAAGTGGAGGATATCGGAGTCGAACCGATGACCCCCTGCGTGCAAGGCAGGTGCTCTAGCCAGCTGAGCTAATCCCCCCAACTTTTATTATAAATATATTAAAATATATCTAATTCATCATCTTCATCGATGACATCTTCTGGTTCTGAAAAACTATTCTTTAAAATCATGTAACTTTTATTATATAAATATCACAAATAAAACATATCTTCACACCAAATTGGGGTTTTTTTACCAACGTAGGCTCCACTGACGTTGTAACTGAAATATTCCAAAGCGTCTTCCATGGACATCTCATCTCTAGTCATTAAAATCTCAATACATTTAGCAACTGAGTAAATTAATCTCATTGAACCTTCTTCTACACCTATTACCGCCTCATCAAAACCATCGGCTTTTAGTATTTCTTCTTCTTGATAATAATCAACAATGTTATCTAATAAATTCATCTTTTCTGATTTTAAGTTTATTTTTATTCTCTATCCAAGCCATTGATTTAAATATGATGGTTGGTTTCTCAACGTCTTTAGGTCCTATTTCCCATGAATACTCAATTAATTTACCCAAATAATTATCAATCAAGAAAAGAGTATCCCTATTTTGTGTTATATAGGATACATTATCTTCTTGAGAAAATACTTGGCTTGTTAGTATTAATGAGAAAAATATGTATTTTAATTTTTTCATAATACAAATATAAGTAAATTAATTTGATTGGCAATAATGATTAGTTAGTTTTTGGTCACACGTTATTTATAACTGATTTGTAGGACCTAGAGAGTGAACGGGGCAGGATTCGAACCTGCGACCGTCTGCTTAGAAGGCAGATGCTCTATCCAGCTGAGCTACCCGTCCAATAGTACTCGGAGAGGGAATTGAACCCTCACTCCCAAACTGGGAATCAGATTTTAAGTCTGACGCGTCTACCTATTCCGCCATCCGAGCTTATAAAGATGGTTATAAACCACTTTAAAGTAACCGAGGGAGGACTCGAACCTCCACGAACTTTCGTTCATACACAAATCAACAAATTAAATGGATTTTTCTAATCATTACTATCATATTAAATATTTGTTTCAACTAATGCGCATCAGTAATCTTTAATTATTAATACTACAATGTTTTTTGAAATCGACTTTTCAGAGGAAAAACATTAAAACCAAGTACCCTCAATTAGTTGATTGTGTACGTGTCTACCAATTCCACCACACGGTTATATTTTCAAAGAACTAATACAAATATAAAAAATATATTTTAATATAACAACCTATTTTCTAAAAAATTTTTGGTTTTCTTAAAATACCTAGAGGACCAAAGTTTGGTTTAACCCTCAAATTGTCATATTTTTTATATTCTAGAAAAAGGTTTGTCCAATATTCTCCACCTTCATTAGAATCATCTACACTGAAACAACCAAAAGTGAACATAAAATAACTACCAAAGTTTGTCTCCATTACATCGTCAAACCCTTCAAAGTCATCAAAACCTATTTTTTCAAAGTTCTTGGACCATTTGGATTTCTCCTCTTCTGTAAACCATTGGAAGTACTCTTTTCCTTTCATATTGTAAAGATAGTAAAATTATTCTTTTTTTCCAAGTTCAACACCTATTTTGTTAAATAATTCTTCAGCTCTTTGTGGTGACTCTTTACCAGACAAATACTGATTTAAAAATTCAACAATCTTTCTTTCTTTTTCCCTACTTAATTTTGATTTATAATCGAAAACATCATAAATGTTCATATAGTAATGACCACCAATATTAACAACATCTTTTAAGATTTGTTTTTGGTTTCTAACAGACATATCCTTTGCGTCTTTAGCCTTACTAGGGTCCCAAACTTTAAACGCTTCTATATCATCATCTATTAATTCCATTCCGTTATTACCTGGTCGGTAAATACCTTTGGAGATGTTACCCCTTTGTTCTATGAATTTGTTTTTTATTTCTTTTGGAGATAAATTTGTTTTTTGTGAAAGTTCTTTAATAAATTCAGAGTTGTCGTTCATATAGTTTTTATTAAGAGTTTCCCATTTTTGTTGATTAGGTATGACCACATCTAAATCACCCAGAACTAAACCAAAAGATTCATCATGTTTATTTAAAACTTTTAATAGTCTTGGGTGTTTAAATAATCTAGCGGAACCAGAGATAAAATAATCACCTTTTTGTTTTGGGTCTATACCGAAAGCCTTGAATATTAAAAGATTAGCTTCATCTAATAATTGATTTAGTTTGGAATCTCCGTCTTCTTGGAATAGGTTCGAGGCTAATATTCTCTCTAGTTCAGACCAAGAGTTTTCAAAAACAATATCTTCATATACCTCAAAAAGTTTCATCAGTAATAAATAGTTTACCCCAACAAAAAAACCTAACATGGGTTAGGTTTAATTTGCGGAAGATGAAGGATTCGAACCTTCGATACCTTTCGGTATGCTGGTTTTCAAGACCAGTGCATTCGACCACTCTGCCAATCTTCCTATTTATTTGCGGTCTGGACGAGACTCGAACTCGCGACCCCCTGCGTGACAGGCAGGTATTCTAACCAACTGAACTACCAGACCAAAGTAGCCCCTAGGAGAATCGAACTCCTGTTTCTAGGATGAAAACCTAGCGTCCTAACCACTAGACGAAGGGGCCTTATTTGTTCTAATTAAATATAATTAAAGATTCAAAGATTCTAAACATTTTTTGTAAAGTGTTTTATCACCATTAGTCATATTGTCTAGAATCATTTCTTTTTCTTTTAAATAAATCTTAGCGAACTTTGGGTCATTCCTTAGAATATCCTCACCGTTATCTAAAAGGTCAGCATATTTAATTGTTTGTGCTCTATCAGAAATCATACCCAATCGAAAAGACTCCATTTCTTTTCTACCACCCCTATTAATATTAGGGTAATCTTCTACTGTAAAAATATCTGTCAACTCTTTTACTAATCTAACAACATCGATAGCATCTTTTTGTTCTAAGATACCACTCCTAAGAAGATTAAACAATTGTATTTCTGTAGTTGGGGTGTCTTCTAAAACATCATGAAGTATTGCCGCGTGAATCATATTTTCATCACCACCATGTTTTCTTACGGTATCAGCAACCCTAAAAGTGTGGGTAACATAAGGGTCACCAGTATACTTTCTTTTTTGTTCACCATGAAGTTCTGTGGCTAATTCCTTAACCATTTCGATTCTATTCTCCATTTTTTATTTATAAATATCAGTTATAAATAAGTATTTTTTTTGAGTCGGTAGGCTTTTCTTCTATTGATGGACGACCTAATATAAAAAGTTGTTGATATACAAGAGGTTACCAAAGAAGCTATTATTACGGTCTGATTTGTTTGACTGTTACGTGGTAGATAGTTATAACTAATTGTACCCACAACACCACCAACAACACCCACCAATGTCGCTATATTTCTTTGTCTTTCAGACTTTTCTACATAAAGATTATATTGTTGAACATAATTTTTAGTTTCTACATTTTGGGGATTACTGGTAACATAGTTTTCAACCAAGTAACTAGTATTGGTTTGTGATAACATCACCCCAAAATTAAAAATCATGATAAATAAAAAAATGTGTTTTTGTCTTAAAGTTTTCATATTACAAATATAGTAATTTTTATTGTATTATAGAAAATTAATTATGTTTTTATTTGCTTCCCATTCAATATTTATCGGTTCATTCCTCAATGTAACATGATTACCCCCAATCATTGATGCATTTATATAGTGTGTAAGACCATCAAATGTATACCCATAACCTTCGTGTACGTGTCCAAAAACATGTATTTTTGGTTTAACCACTTCTAATCTTCTAGATAACTCGACTGAACCAACGTTTTTATAATCCCTAGTTACCCAATCCAACCTCCCAAAAGGTGGTCCGTGTGTTATTAATAGGTCTGTATCTTCTGGTATTTCTCCCCACTTCTTTTTAATTTCTTCTCCCCCTCTTTTTAAATTAAAAGCCCAACTACCAAATTCTGGTTGCCAAGGTGTACCCCAAACTTTAATTTTTTGATTTGTATTTAGAAAGGTATGACTATCTTGTAAATAAGTTACATTTGGGTTATTGGAGATTATTTCTTCCGCTTCTTTAGGATTATCTTGAAAAAGGTAATCGTGGTTTCCAGCGATAAAAATTTTTTGTTTGTAAGAATCTATGGAGTTAAACCATGTTATAAATTCTGAAACTTCTTTGTGGGTTCCTCTAGAACTGATATCTCCCGCATGAATCAAAACATCACCATCAATTAATTTTTGATTTAATTTATCGTGGTCTGAATGTGTGTCAGAGATTAATGTTATTCTTATTTTATTATCCAAAATATAAATTTTAGATAAAGATAATAAAATTAATGTGATAAAACAATAAATTCTTCAAAAAAATTAACCATTCCCAATGTAATCGTAAATAGCTTTAAGGTTTTTGTATTTTCCCTCAAACTCTTTAATTCGTTGTTTAACGTCTTCTGGTGTTAAACCTTCTTCTACATCATCTTTGGTTGTAATTTTCTTTCGGTCCCAAGCACTACCTGATTCAGACTCCCCTACCCATATCACTAATGCGTATTCACCATCCTCTTCTAACTGTAAGGTATACTCTACATTTTCTGGGTGTTTAGTTGATTTTATAAAAGGTTTACTATAATCTATTTCTGAGCTCCAATTGTTTTTTTGTCTAAATTCAAAACCATTAGATTTCCATTTTTCTATATTAGAGATACAATCCTCTAATTCACCCTCGTTAATCATTTCTTTTAATTTCTCATTATATTTTTCACCTATCTCTTCTATTATTGAATCCAGTCCCTCATCATCCCAAATATCATAATATGCTTCGTACCATGACTGATTAAACAAGGGTCTTAATTTATCGAACAAAAAATCAGATGCTGTATGGTTGGGGTTAGCTACATAAGACCAAAACTCTTTTGTAGGTAAAGTAATCTCAAGTAGATTACGGTTATGATAGATTTCTATGTTATTCTTTTTGAGTAAATCATTCCATTCTTGTTCTAAAAGGTTTTGTCTATTTTCAGATAGTTGATAACCCCATGGAATTAAAATTTCATCACGAAAATCATCAAACCAATTTTTAAACATAGGACACTCAACATAATTTATTACATAATTAAATTCACCATTATCTATTTTTTGATTTATTTTCTCTCTTGGTATTATTCTACTTAAAGTTTCCATTATGGGTTGGTTGTTTAAATAATTACCCATGTGATTAAATTCATCATTATCAAACTCCGTATCAAAACTAGTACTCCCTCTACTAAGTAATTCATTACCTATCCAATCATCATCTAAATTAAATTCATCATTAACATCCGACTCATCGATAAAAAAAGTTATTTCATCATCTTTAATTAAAATACCATTTTCATTATAAGGTAGATCAAAATATTCATCATCAGAAAAATATTCTCTCTTAAAATAATCGTCAAAGAATTGGAATCCTTTACTATCTGATAACCATTCAAAATCATTACTTTCATCAGATTCAGTTAAATCTCTACCGTCTAAATCAAAATATTCTTCATAAATTTTTGCGAAATTATGTAATGCGTTAGGTATTAATTTATAGATGGGTTTATTTTCTCGGTCCACCACAAACCAAACTTCACTACCTGTATAATCATCCCCATTTAAATGAGCACCTACATTTCCAGACCACCCAACCCAATCACCTGAGACTCCCTCGAAGTTTTCTAGGTTTGATTTGTTAGGTACTAAACCATGTCTACCCCAGAGGAGACCATAACGACCTTCATCATAGTTTTCTGGTGAGAACCATTCTCTTGTTGAAGATCTCTCTTCACCTAAATTGTTCAACACATCCCACCATTCTTTACATCTAGTTATCCAAATAATGTGAGGTTTTCCAGCGTAGGTATATGGTCTGTTTTTTCTTTTGTTAAAAGCAGCTACTTTTAAAGTCTTACAGTTCTCTAATTGGTTGTCTAGTGCTTCTTTAGACCATCGAAAATCTAAAGCCCAATCGAAATCACTTTCAACAATTTTTTCTCTAATAGCTTCTGACATAAAAACTTTTTCAGTCTTTTTTCTTAGAAAAACCTCATATAAACAATCATTGAATTTACTAATACCCTCTTCTGTTGTGTGAATCTTCAAAGGTAAAGCAAAATAACGCCCATCACTTTTTCTACTGAAAAAACTATACTCTTCAATTATTTTAGCCTTTTCGAGGAATTCCCAAGATTCAGAATTTTTTTCTATTTCTTTTAAAACTTTCTTCAGTGAACCTTTCTCGTAATCTTCTAGTAAACCATAGTCTTCTAAAAATTCTTTTAAATCAACTTTATCTCTATCTTCTAAACTTGGTATCTCTGATGAGATTTCATTTATCCAATCAAAATCTTTTGTTGTATTAGTTTCTTCATTAAGTTTCACCTTATCAAAAACCCAAGAAACTTTCAAAGGGTCTGACACCCAAGAATTTTTATGATTTATCTTACTAGAAATTTTCATTTATAAATACTTTTCTTCTTAATAAATATCTATAAAAAAGATTAAATAAATTTATGAGATTTTAGGTCTATATCAATTCCGATAGAACTATTAAATGTATTACCCACAGACCAACAACCATCACCGTAAATAGTGGGGTTTTCTATTTCACCAAATGAAAAATTATAATAAAATAATGTACCTGGTGGACCACCTACAGGTTGTATCGAAATCAAATCTTGAGCTATAATATTAGCTCTAATATTATTTTCTGTTTGTTGGTGAAGTTCTTCATTTAAAAGTCTTGTTAATTCAGTCTCAGCATCAATATTATGATAAGCTTCTAAATCTTGTGCTAACTCAGGAGTCCATATTGTTCGGATTCTTCTTTCACCCGCAGTAATCTCTACAGAATTTAAATCAAGGTCAAATGGTTTTAACCACGGAGATTCAAAACAAAAACTAGGTATTTTTTTATTCGGTTCCATCCTGTTCCATCGTACCATAAAAACTGTTATTCACAACTCTTTGTGCGTATCGACTTTTAAGACTTCTTTTAGGTTTAAATTCTGATGAGTCTTCAATTCGTGGGATGTAGGGCGCAAAAATATACCCTGGTTCTAAAAAGTTTTGAGTTTTATAACATAAAGGATTACCATCCTCATCGAAAAACTTAAGTTTCCCTAATCCACCTAAAAATGAATGATTATATATTTTTTTATTCGGAGTCATTAATTACTTCACCTTCCTGATTTAACTTTGTTATTTCACCCTCTCTGTTTTTAATGACCATACCAAAATTAGTGGGTGCTGCCATATAATCAAGTCTTCTGTAAGAATAATCATTTGAATCGTCTAGGATTATGTTATCATTATTTTTAACTTGTATTGTAACTATTTTACCATTGTACTCCATTATTAAGTCAACACCAAAGACCATATCAATAAAATCTCCATGCCCTCCTTGATAGAGTGTTCTAAAACCTGCCTTTTCTAATATTTCTCTTACATCATCTTCTGCCTTCTCTCCCACTTTGGATAATACTTTTGTGTTTCTAACAAAATCTTTATATTCATCCAATGAAAAGTGTTCATCTAATAATCTCTTTAAATCTTCTTTTCTAGACTTTAAATATTTTCTTAAATAAAGTTTATTTTTATCAAGTATCTTTTTGATTTCACCAGTTCTAATAAAAAGTTCTGTTAGAAGTTCCGCTAAATCGGAATAATTGGTATTCAATTTATTGACGTAATGCCATTCTCCATCCCCATCAAAAAGAACAGACTTATTATCCAGATGTTTCAGATAATATTCATCACCCACTTTTTGAATCTCTTTAAAATTAGGGTTACCATATAATAAACTCAATGGTTCTTGATATTGTTGATTTAGGTTTTTTATTTCCCCCATCAACTTTATTTTTTCGTCTATTATATCTTTAAGACCTAAATCCTTATGGAGAAAACTTTTGAAACCACTTAGTTCTTTACAAAATTCTTGGTACTTGGTGTTGTAACTAAAATAAGAACATCTTTCATAGTCAGTTCCATACTCTTTAGATTTTAAATCTAATTCTAATTGTCTTTCTCTAAGTATTTTTCTAATCTTTTCTTTCATAACTGACCTATTAATTTTTAACTAGGAGGTTCATTTCTATTTTCCCAATAACCATGACCGTAATTAACTAAGATCTCTTCCCCTTTTTTAATATCTCTTATTGCCACAAATTTAAAAAACACATCTTCATGAAATATCCTTTCAATATTTGGTTTTGGTGTGTGATTATATAGAGAACCGTACCCTAATGCTATTACTTGTTTAGCTATTCTAGTGTCCATCCACACATAGTCTTTAAGTAATTTATTTTTATAGTCTACAACTAAAACTTTACAAATTTCAACAGTTTCTCCTTTCTGAATATCTTCAGTTGCGAAAACCCCATGACCTTTTCCATGAGATTCTTTGATTTCTATTTTCTGAGGTGGTTTTATTGGTTTCATTAAAAATAAATATGGTATTAAAACCATTCTTTTTCTTCCTCTACCAAAACTAATTCTTTGGTACAGTTAGGACAAGTATACTTAACTTCGAACCTTTTGTCAAGGATAACACCATCATCACATGTACAATCTTTCTTACCAAAATCCTCTTTTTTAGGATATGGTTTTGGTTCATAGTTACACAACAATGTTTTATCTAAAATATAAGCGTATCTATGTTTTTGAGTTCTAGGTAACCAAACACCTTGTGCATCATTCGTCTTTCCTCTAAAATTTTTCTTAAATGAACCATCACCCATATATAAAAAGAAATCACTTTTTTTATTGGATAAACCAAAATATGTAAAGTTACATACTTGGTAGATACTACCACTATGTCTAGAATTATCAGCTAAAGTTATCACAGCTCTTATTTCTTCCCTTTTCAATAATTTAATACTATTACCCAATAAAAATGAAGTTGCGTTAGTCCCATTTAATTCTGGTATAACACACAACCTACTTAGTTCTAATACAGATTGGTCTTGGTTGGTTAAATTAAACCACCCCTTCATAGTTGCTGCTCCTTGTGGGTTAGAAAAAGTAGTGACACCCAAAATCTCATCAGTCTCTTTACTGAATAAACCATAAGCAAATTTAGAGAAAAATTTAGCATCACCTAAGTAATGATACTTTTTAATAAAATCGTAAGCTTCACTCTTAGTTAATTTTCTAATCGTAAAGATATGTTTTGCTTTTACCTCTCTATCAATAAATTTTTGTATAGTACTTTGGTCCATCTTAATATTATTTGAAACAAATATAGTATTTTTTTTTTAAAAAAACAAATAAATAATAATTTATAGCTCTATAAATAATAAATTTAAAGGTCATTTTGTTAGTTTTATTTAATATATAGTAAAAATACTATATATTTATAAGTGTAAACACTTATTATTATATAAGTAATTTATTAAAAACAAGGCCAAAATTATGAAAACTTTATTAACTACACTAGTAACACTATTATGTTTTACTATTTTTACACAAACCACATCTCCGTGGATTGATGAGATGACATCTATAAATAATCTTGGGGATAAATTCATATTAATTACTGGACAAGTAAACACAGGTTCACACGCCGGAGAAATGTGTTATAATTTATCGGGTAATTATTTAGATGAAGAGTATTACAGTTTTGAATCTGAACCTTTAGATTTTTCTCTATGGTCAGAAGTAAACGTAGAATTCACTATCACTTCTAGTCTTAGAAACAACGACCAGTTTGCTTTCTATTACTATGATGGAGCAACCTCTTCTTGGAGTGGTTTTGATATTTCTGGTTTATCTGGTACATATACTGTTACCATACCTACCACATCCACTCTTATCAGTTTTGATTTAAGTACTATCAGTTCAAATGGTAACTTGAATGGTAAATACGCTCATGTTGATAGAATTGAATTGTCGGATGCTAATACACCTCTACCAGTTGAGTTACTTTCCTTTACTGTAGAATTAGAAGAAAACAGTAACCTTATAAAATGGTCGACAGCTTCAGAATATAATAGTGATTACTTCAACGTAGAATGGAGTGCTGATAATGTGGATTGGAGAATACTTACCACAGTACCAGCAGCTGGATATTCAACCGAATTAATTAATTATTCTTATCTAGATTATTCACCACAACCAATAATAAATTATTACCGCTTGGTTCAGTTTGATTTTGATGGGGAATCAGAGATATTTGGACCTATTGTAATTGACAATAGAAAACAAGAAAAACGTATCCTAAGATACGTTTCACTAAGTGGACAAGAGATAGACCCATCATCTACGACTGGCCTTGTAATTGTGGTCTTTGAAGACGGTACTTCTGCTAGAATGTACTTAAAATAATTAACCTTGTCACTTGTAGGAGAAAGAGCACTGTCACAAACAGTGCTCCTCCTAACCTTAAATCATCTATTTTGACCTTGTGATTTGTTTTCATATTAATCTATAACTTTTAATTTTTTAATACCCAATATAGTATCTCCATCTAAGAATCTTACTAAGTAACTACCTTCAATCAAATCAGAAACCGTAATCTTTCTTATTCCTTTCTCTACCTCAATAATCCTTACTTGGTTGGTAGTAGTATTGTTTAATTGAATTTTATTAACCTCAGCCCAATCAGGCCACTCCATTTTAACTTTTCCTAGTAATGTAGGGTTTGGGTATATCCTTACTCTGAAATCATTCGTTACCTCACCATAATAGTCTATTCTAAAAGGTTCTTTTATTGTAACGTCAGTTTGACTTAATACTTGTCCACTCATTAAAAGTGTTAATCCTAAAAGTAAATTTTTAATTTTCATTTTTTTTTGTTTTTTTTTTAATTTATTATTCTTTGATTTATTTCCAAATTTTTCTAACTACCATACCATCTTCAACAACTAGATACATACCATTAGGTGCCCAATCTAAGTTTACTTTTCTACCAGACATATCGTATATACCGTTTTGTGTGTTAGCTGATTTATCACCTATTGTTGTTAATCCACCATCAGTATCATTAGTGTTAGGTCTACCATTTCCGTTGTTTCCGTTGTTTCCGTTATTTCCGTTATTTCCGTTGCTGTTACCAGGATTAGAAGGGTCGTAACCACCTTCGTCATTACCATGACCATTGTTACCATCATCCATTACTTCATAACCAACATCAACAGTTTCTTTATCAGGATTAACTAATCCTCCAGAATTTTGTGAAGATAAATAATAAGCTAAAGCTGTTTTAACTGCGTACCCCGCGTTTAATCTTCCAGCTCCTAACATACCAATGTAGTTTGGGTTCTGTGCGTCTATATTAGTTGAGGTTGATTGTAGAATGTATTTGATTTGTGCTGGTGTGATACCAGGGAATGCTGAAATAATAAGTCCTGCTGTTCCCGCTACCATCGGTGCTGCGTATGAAGTACCACTCCCAAATAAAGTCCAACCTGGTGCCGCAGTTATTGGTACGTTGTAACCAGGTGCGGTTAAATCAACAGATGAATTATATTGGTGTGGTATACCTCCGTTTGGATTGTCGTGTGAATCATTGTGGTCTACTGAAGATACTGAGAATACCACATCAAAAGCTGCTGGATAAACCAATTCTGTTGGTCCACCACAAGTACTCCCATTTCCTGCAGATGCTACTAAAAACGTACCCAAACCATATACTTCATGTAGAGCGTCATTGATATAGGTATTAAAGTTACAACCAGAGGTCCAACTCATATTAATAACCTTGTACCCAGCGTATGCTGCATCCAACACTTCATTGTAATTCATTCTATATAAACCTAGTTGAGTGTTATAACCTATACTAGCTACACTCACACCGTTATTAGTGTTACCCGCTGCGATAGTTGCTACCGCGGTACCATGTCCTTGAGAAGCTGTGTTTGTGTTGTCGTAGTGTAGTACTTTACCTACTAAGTCCTCATGATTTTCCCAATAGTTTTGGTCTGAGATTGCGATTGGTACAATCCCCTTTGTTACATCCCACGCTGCCTGTGCCCAAACCAAATCTAAATGCCAACTAGATGTTGTGTTGTTATTAAAGTTTTGAAATAGGGAATAGTCATCGGGTTCTTCCAAAGTTTCATAGACTGGTCCATATTCAATACCAGACAACCCAGGTACTTTATGCATCGCCACATATAGGTCAACAACATCACAGTTACAAGAAATCTCATAAACTTGTTGTAAATGTGATTGTCGTGAGTTAGAGAGTGGTTTAGTGATAGATAAATTAAACTCCTCGTTAAAGTGGTAAAATTCTTCAGAAGATTTTACATCGTTGATGTTATCCGCTGTCGCCCAGATTGATGATTGTCCGCTAACGTATGCGGAGAAAAATAAAGCTATTAATAATAAAGCTATGTGAATTTGTTTTGTTTTCATTTTTTGATTTTTTTATGTGTTAATTATTTTATTTACACACATAGATAGTCATATACATTAGTATAGTCTAAAATTTAGGGGGCGTGGTTTATAAGATTGGTGGTATGTACTTGAATGGGGTTAAAAAGAAACACTTAAACCTATAAGTGTTTATACTTAAATTAGGGGTAAAAAAAAAGGAGAGACTAATCTCTCCCCTCTTAATGTTTTTGGTTTTTACGACATCTTTATTTTTTCTCTATTTATAACTTCACTGAATGATATTTCATAGATTTTTTTTAAGTCGTTATATTTGAATTCTTCTTTTACAATGTTCTCTTGTACTTTGTTGAACAACTCTTCTCTTATATTCATTTTATTAGCTTCGTAAACTATTTCTTCGATGTTTGTCATATTAAAACCTATAATTTCATTAAATAAATATTAATTTATTATTAAGAATTCTTATGTGCGTTAACATTTTTTTCGTTAACTTCAACAACACTTAAATCCATCTTAGGTTTTTCTTTTAAAACGTCATATTTACCCTTAGCTACTTGTTCTTTCCAAAGCAAATCTTTTTCTTTAGGGTACTCAATACCCCAAGAAACAGTAGAACCTTTTTTTAGTATTTTTTTAGATGTTTTGGTTAGAGGAATTATGTACCTAAATTGTTTACCTCTTATTCTTTTTATACCTTTAACCTTCATAAAATCTGGAGTCATCCAAAATAATTTTTCTTTTCCTAAGAATTCAGCATTTTCTTTTAATAGTGACTTTGAACTCCTAGGGTGTATTTTTTCACCAGAAGGTGATATATAGATATCAGTCCATATAAAACCACCATACATAAAGTTAGAAGCTTGATAAACGTACCCCACCTTACCAACTATTCCATCGGCCCAAGTATATAAAAATTTCTTCTCTGGTAAATTATTTTTAATCCATCTAACAACTGAAGAAATCATTTGTGATTCTGAATTTCTAGGCATTTTGTCATCCATACACATTTTACCAATTTCATAGTAATCTTCGGAGACTAGTTTTGGAAATAATTTTTTAATGGTTTGTAGTGGTTGTGTTCCCCAACCTAAAGTTAATACACCAACCAATTCACCATCATAAAAACAACCTAACCAGTGTTTGGTTAATCTAGGTAACACCTTTGAATAGTGTCTTTCTTGTATAAAATCTATGGCTAAATTTTTATCTATTTCTTTTATATCAAAAAAGTACTTCATAATTTTTATTTGTAATAATTATAGTTATTTTTTTATGATAAAAAAAGCTTTACGCATAAAAAAAGGGAAATTACTCTCCCTTCTTTTATTTTTTTGATATCGGAATGGTGTTCAGTATTTATTTTTCGTATAGACTGTCCATACGGTATATTGGTAACTCAGCCCCACTGAGTGTCTTTATTTTACTTGTGACAAAACCAAGGGGTATGTTTTATGACCTCAAGTGTGAGATTATCTCACGTTTAAACTTGCCCATGGTCACCCCCTTTATAACTTTTGGGTAAAGGTGGGATAAAACCTCTGTTCTACTTATCTATTTTTAAAAGTTATAGGTTGCAGAATCCATTCGTTTATATCTAAAAAATTGTGGTAACAGAATCGTTTGACTCTTTTATATGATAGTGCTATATATGAAACACTACCTTTAAGGTTATCAAAGCCTTTTCTATTCAGCTATATTTAGATCGAAAATTAATTTGCTGCAATTATTCTTCAATACCACAATATTTTTATTTCAAAGAACTTAACATTCTAGATACCGAGTATCTTTCATCACCTTTAGGTTCTAGACTGTTACTGACTCATATCTTTTTGAGTCAACAGTTTCTTTCATAATATTCACAGGTGTTAAACTGTTAGGATTAGAAATAACTGATTTCATAATTGAGGGTGAGAAACCACTAATAAGTGCTGTCCCATCCTCGTTACAAGTGGCTGGAAAGTTCCCACCACGTGCGTTTATATTCCAGAATATAATTCCAGGTCTTACATATCCCGCTTGGGTAAACATCGTATCAATCATACCCATAGCCGTTGGGTTAAATTCACCAACCGCTTGATTAAACTCCATATCCGATAAAATCAATATTTTAGTCGGCATTTGGTTCTGAGGGATATTAAATTTAATTGCTTGGTTTAAAAGAGTTCCAAAAGCTGATTCTAAATTAGTAGACATCCCCCAATCAGCTCTAGACAGTTGAGAGTATCGGTCACTTAAGGGACCTAACAATTTTTCTATCTTAGGTTCAGAAGAGAATGTCATAAACATATCTTTAAAATCACCTTCATTTCTTTCAGAGATATACATACCTAAAGAAATAGCTACCTCCATACAATTAAGGTTTGGGTTGTTACCAGCGGGACAATGCATCGAACCAGATACATCTACCATTGGTAAAATCAATTCTTCAGAACCCTCCATATAGTTTGGTAATGCTTTCCACTGCTCATTGGCTAAATCTTTATTACCCCCTAGTTTGAGGCTTTTAATAATATCATATGGGTATAATGCTCCGGCGTTTACCTTTACCTCACCCTTTTTTAAAGATTCTATATACTCAGAAAACCTCTCATAGTCATTACGACCAAAAGACTTCATGTATCTCGTCATAGCCAAAGATGGTGTTTTAGAATATTCTATTTCACCCCATTTTTTTGAACACATTTTTTGTTCAACCGTATTAGACAATGATACAATTAATTTCCTCAACTGTTTTGGGGTTACTTTTAAAGCCTTTCGAACTTTATTAAAGACTATACCCTTTCTTGGCATCCATTTAGCTGCTAAACCATCTTCATCGATTAAAGCTTGTACAAGGAGTGATACAGTATCTGCTTCTAGTTCAGTACCGAATAATTCTTGTACATCATCCCATCTACCATATTCTGGAATTAAATCAAGATTAGATTTAACCACTTGTGGATAGTTTTCAGCTAAGTGTCTGATGATGTCTCTAAATATTTGTCTCTCACCAGCTCCACCTCTAATGTCCCTTGACCAAAAAAGAATTCTTGTTGCTGTTCTTGGGTCTTCATTAAAAGCCTTTGAGAATAAAGAAATCAAAGTTTTTTTATTCTTACCTCTCATCGCTCCGATAGAGAAGAACAGATTTACACACTCATTCAAAGAAGAAGAATTAGTAGTCATCCCATTTGTAGTGGTTGTGTTCTCTGTTTGTAAAGCTTCCATTAAATTTGACATATTACTGAATTTTGAATTATACAAATATAATAAACATTTTATTACTTGTCAAGTATTTTGTTTAATTTTTTTAATTTTTTTTTCTTTTTCTCTTTTTTAGGTGGAATTCTACCCCAATTACCATGACCATCATAGTCAACATAATCATCGTCTTTTAAATATATTTCCTTCTCTTCTTCTTTTTCAAAATATGAAAAAAAGAAAATATAAGATAAAAATACAGTAGTCCCTATTAAAAAAATTAAAACACTCATCTTTTCCCTATTTTTCTAATTTCTCCAAGGACTTTAATACCTTCTCTACCATTTCTTTTGTTGTCGCGTTACCATTTGGTCCGTGTTCTTTTTCTTGTTGTTTGTGAGTAATGTTTATCATTCTCATTAAGAAATATAGATACGTAACAAAGATAGTTAAACCAACACTAAAAATAATATACTGTATCATTTTTTGGTTGTATTAAAAAAGTTAGCTAACCCAATAATTGATGGTACCCATATACCAACAAAAATCCCTTCTAGTTTAAATCCTAAAAACCATAATGATACTGAGAATATAAAACTTATAAAAGCTAACAGTATTGGATAATATTTTTCTAAAAATTTCATAATTTCTATTTTTTATTTTTTTATTTTTTCAAAACGTTCTTCAATTATAGTAAACAATTTATCGTTTGTCAATACGCGAAACAAAATTAATTTAAAAAATTGTGTTTCATGGGTATTAAACAAGGAGTGATAGTATCAATTCCTTTACCTATATATCTTTTTGCGTTTGTACTATTTTCACCATTTATATGTAAATCATACCCAGTACCACCAAAAGGTGAATTTCTAGTGAAAAAAATAGGTTCGTGAGTAG